CTAGATAACCATCTGTGAAAATTTGTTCATCTCATTTGCAAGTTCATTATCGGAAATGTGAACATAATAATTCAGTGTAACGGTGATATCAGAATGGCCAAGTATCTTTTGTAATGTCTTTGGTTTCATTCCAGATTCAATACACCTAGTTGCAAATGTATGACGAAGTTTGTGAATTGAGAATGGCTCTATATTCGCCTTTTCACATATTCGCTTAAGTTGCATGTTGTATACAGCTCTTTTTATTGGTTTTCCCTTATTTAAGAAAACGAACTCACCCTGCTTATCCGTAGATAGCAGAATATCAATAGCCTCATCGGTAAGGTATATATCCCTATAGCCATTCTTCGATTTAGGTTCCCCTATTATGAACTCTCCATGGTCTTCTAAGTATGAAGCGGACCTCTGTATTCTCATATTCCGTCTCTCGAAGTCTATGTCGCTCCATTTAAGACCGGTAAGCTCGCCATACCGTAGCCCAGTCTGCAATATCAAAGCAAACTGGCTGTAGTACTTGTGCTTCTTGGCTTCTTCAAGGAATATCCTATGCTCTTCTCTAGTTAAATACCTAGTATCCTTAAATACAACGATTTTCCCAGATAATTTAACCGACCGTGTAACTGGGTTCGATTGGCAAAGACCATTCTCTACTGCATAGGCAAAAAGCAGATGCATCACAATTCTTGTTTGATCAATTGTGGATGACTTCTTATCACTAAGTTTCATCTTATTAAGCACTTCCATACAATGGTATGGCTTAACTTCTTTAACACTTAGTCTGCCTATTGAAGGTCTTATCCAAGTATTATACTTAGATTTGTAAGAAACCTTTGTGTTGATTCTAACATCTGTCATAAGGTTTTCTATCCAGTAGTTAAACCAGTTATTTACAGATATATCATCAAATATGGAAGATTCCTTTTCTTCAGACCCTTTTACTTTAGAGACCCATCTTTTGGCTTCGGGAAGAGTATCAAATACTTTTGAGCATCTGTTACCGCTTCCTACCCTGACCCTCGCTAAATATGTTCCGTTTTCTTTTTGGCTAATGCCTTCCGGTAATTTCTTACCATTTATTCTCATTCCCATTATTCTAGTATCTCCTTTCAAATAGGAACGAGATATCATAAAATACTATACTCTCATTCCTCCCATTTGTCGATGATTGTATAATTACATAGGATGTGGTCGTCTATATCCCCGAAATGGAAAAAATGATAGGGCATGTAAATAATAAGAAAGAGGATATTAGGTTATGAGCCCAATATCCCCTACAAGTCATACGTGATTGATTGTTAGGATTAATTATCCTAAAGTTTATGGTTTACTTGTATATTAAATCAGTGTCGCTCGACTACAAGCGTAATTCTCTTTTTCTTCTTGATCTCTTCAGGATCTGTTGTTATGACAAAGGTCATCGAATCTGCAGCTTCGTTGACAACAATCTTGCCATCTCTCTTTATGAGATTACGTATAGTGCTTACGAACTGAAATATACCAATAGTTACTACAAATATAATTACAAAAAGCTCTGGATCTATCACTACTATTACCTACACAGCTGATTTACAATGGTTTGGACTTTATTATAGTCGTAACCCGCCATTGTCAGAAGTTCCTTTCTTGTGGGTTTTGATGAAGCTGTTCCCCATTTACCTTCGATAACTTCTTTAGCTATCTCTCTATCAGTCTTCTTAGCTATTGGATTAAGGTGACTGTCTGCCATAAGATTAACGACTCCGTCGAAATCTACATTAAGGTCGACATTCCCTTTAATGCCTGCAACTCTTCCCTTTGATGAGTATTGCCAAGCAACAGCGTATTTAATAGGATTAAGTGATGAATTAGGATTGTAAGCGCCAACATCGTTTGAAGGATACCTTGCAATCCAGAAATCATAATCCTGGGAAAGAGAATATCCATCAAGTACATTATTGAACCAATCCTTGTTGCAATAGATACCAACATAGTATCCAGCTGCCTTGAAAAGGTTATCGTAGATATGAACTAGTCTAGTAAAGTAATCTTTACCGATGGCTTTTATGTTCTTATCCTCAAGATCAAGCCATATGCCATATTCAAGTCGTCTACCTTTAAGCTTTTCAAGAAGCATAGTAGCATCTTTAACGGGATCTGCTACCGAGTGTCTTGCTATGTATATATATACTCCCCTTGCAAGACCGTTCTTTCCTGCCTCAGCGTAGTTGTATTCGAAACATTCGTCGATACGATGGCTTTGAGCCTCGTACTGTGCTTTCATTACGACGAACTTCTTTCCTGATGCAGCCACCTGCTTCCAATCGATTTTACCGTTGTGATGGCTTACATCTATTCCGAGTACCTCTCCCATATAATTCTCCTCTTTTGTTCTTAAACACCTGATACATAATCAAAGAGGTTCTTATTTGTCTCAATAAGATGTCTCATCTCTTCGAGCGCAATGTCAACCATCTTTGAAAACTGGTTAAATGTGATTATTGCAGACATGATTGGATACTTAGATGTAAACCAGTCATATACTTGTCTAAGCTTGATTGTTCCAGTCTTAGAACCGTACTGCTTTTCTGCTTCAAGGCATACATAAACAAGAAGGTTCTGAATGTTTTCTTTCTTAGACAGAAAACTAGTCAGCCCTACTATTGCCAACAGAATTATCAGTATCATCTCCCAGTTGTTTGCCAAAAATACCATCATCGCCAATTTCTCCTTTCTTGAGTTTTAATCTTTTTATCATTGCAAGCATTAGTAGTTCTCCACCAAAGCATGAAAAAAAGCAGGTTATTAGCGTGCTGCTAAGTTCCTGCTCCATAAGTACTTGAACTACTATTGCTACAATTGTGAATATAATTAAGCTAGATAAGCTGAAAATGACATACTTATCAAGTGCTGATACTTTCTTTTTTGGTTTTTTCTTACTTTTCATATTTATTTCCCCCATTTTGAGATAATAAAGGACATACGAGTATTTCATTCTGAGATTAAGGAGTTTGGCAAGTAGTAATCTATATTTGTAGGAGGTCGGTTGATTTTGGCAGAAATCAAGAGCGCACATGAGGGGTAGTTTGACTCTCGCATGTCCTTTATTAGAAAGAGCCACGTCCAAATGAATGAACGCAGCCCTAGCGCTAAGACACTTAGCGTCTTCTATCAAAAATTATCTGTAATTCTGATTAATCAGCTTACGGATTGCTTCTCTTTCTTGATCAGAGCTAGCATGTTTCATTGCCTCTTCAAGATGAGAATAACTTGATTCGTCACTATCCATGCTATATCCGCCATTTCCATATCGATAGCTCATATTAGAACCTCTTCTAGAGTATCCTCTATTACCACCACGATATGAATTTCCGGATTGATAGTCTCCCATCATATTCATCTCTTTCTCCTCGATTTCAAATAGATCCTTCTTAATATCGACGAGTTTATAGAGATTAGCAAGGAGCGTATCGTTTAGCTCTTTATGATCTGATATTTTATCAATCTCGCAATCTACGAGATCATGTAATTTATCATAATCCATGTCATACCTCCTTTCCTCAGTCTAAATCAGGTCTTGCAAATATGATGTTTGCATTCTGAACCTGAATCGCCTGATCTGATGTGTTTCTGACAGTTACTGTTTCACAACAGCCATTCCATATTTCAACATTTGCTGCTCTGCTTACATTGAAATACTCATCTACTGCTGCAGGAGTAACAATCATTGTAGTTGCAGGAAGTGTTGCGCCGTCAATTGCTATCGCAAGAGAGATTGGTCCAACTGTTCCACCTGTAGGGATAGAAACGTTAGCACCAAAATCTACAAGATATGATGCTGAGCTATTCCTACAACAACCACAATTACATCCACTTTGAGGTATGAAACCGGATAAAAGGAAGTTACCTGTATCGTCTCTGTGTCTTACAAGGCCATTCCTGTTAGGCACAGGAGATTCTGTAAATATTACAGATTCACCAGGGTTAACAACCTGAATAGCATTTGCGCTAAATTCAGACATGTAATCACCCCCTTAAGTCAAGCTGCATCCGCAACCGTTATAACCATAGTTAGTCCAAGGTGCTGGAACCACGTATGCAGGACGAGGAGTAGGGGATAAATACTGCTCGAGAGCAGTTGTCTGTGCTTCGTTATTAGCAAGTATAGCTGCCGTCTGAGCATTCTGAGAGGCTGAAAGCTGTGCCATATTGAGCTGTTGACGGAGATTTTCAATCTGCTCGTTCTTAGCGTCAATCTTATCCTGACACATCTGATCTAATATTCTCTGTGTTGAAGCGTTATTTGCTTCGAGAACATCTCTAAGTGCGTCTGATACTGCTGCTCTGTCAGCGCATGCCTCTCTAGCAATATCTGCTCCAAGGTTTGCAGTTGCTAGTCTATTCTCACAGCAGCAATTAGCGAACTGTGAAGAGAGACTATTCATTGACTGGATATTAGCAATCTGGTTCTGGTATCCCATCTGTATGTCAGCAATCTGTCTTGCATTAGCCGCTGTTTCTGCATTTGCAAATCCGGCAGCCTGCGATGCAGCAAGAGTATTAATACCACTCATAACTGCAGCCTGATCAAATCCCTGCTGAACGAGAGGATAAGCGTTTCCACCAACGCCTCCATTACCATTCCATCCGCCCATAAGTGCGAAAAGGAACAGAACAATAATCCAGATTCCTCCATCACCGGTTAGACTTCCAAAGCCATTTCCATTGTTTCCTACTACTGCCGCAACATCGGCCGCGGACAATTCACCACTTGATAAGCTCATAGATAACACCCTCCTTACTTGAGCACTCCAGTCAGGCTCTTAGCCATATTCTGAAGATAGTCAAATTGTTCCTGTGTCATCCTGCCAGAATTCAATAATTCCTGAACTTGCTGTCTCGGATCTCCTATGAAGTTTTGTTTGAATTGTTTAAAATTGGAAACTAAATTTCCAAAAGGATTGCCCCCATTTTGAGGCATCATCCCGTTAAGCAATGGATTAGCCATTTTCGTCTAATGCCTTTCTGCTTCCTTGTTTGTTACCGTTGTAATTCTTTTGCTTGTTTGAAGAAACCATGGCTTTTAACTCACCAAGCTCCTGAGTCAACTTATCGAATTCCTCCTTAGTAACATAGGAAGTGGTGTCTACTGATATGTTTTCTTCATCGGGTTCCTCAACAAGCTTAAATACTTTAAATTCTTGAGTCTTACCCAATTTGTCAGTGACTTTCCTATATACATATGGTTTCTGATCGTCCAAAAACAATCCAGTTTTCTCAGGAGCCATAGGATAGACCTTGGCGCCTTCCTTTCCCTGCACCCATACGAAGTAGTTATCACCTCGTGGTTGATTAGGGATCTGTTGTGAAGTTGGCATCATTTGGTTTGGTATCAATCCCATATTAGGATATGGATTGAATCCGTAATCGTAATAACTCATACGAAATGCCCTCACGCTTTTTAGGTATGCAGTTTCTTATTTTCCGGTACAAAGAAAAAAGACACCGGAATATCTGCTCCGCTGTCCCATGTATCATAGTAGTTACCATCTATAACAGTTACTAGATGTGTACCCGTAACGACTATATCATTAGCCTTCGTGTAGTCACATGTTGATAAGATGTAAGTCCCTTTATTATTCATTCTTGAGAACCTATCTACGGTTAAGCAGTTCGGACATTCGTTATCGACAAGTTTCTCACGAAGGCCTAGTGACCTTAAATATTCTTTCCAAACTCTGTTGGAAGACGGCATATCTGCCATATCTCTTGATAGAAGGCACAAATCATCATGTACTTTGTACCAATCCATGTTAAGTGCCGTAGATATTGCCCGTATGACGCAATCTCCAACATTTAACATTCGGGGGTTGGCGTTATAGTTAATGAACATGATTTTTAGCCCCCTATTTTGATATTAGTCGTTATCCCAGTCCCTGAAGTCGGGATAGTTTTCTTTAAGGTACTGACGAATCTCCTCTCGCCAAAGCTTTGGAATATCATGAACGTGCCAGATATCACCGGTCATTGGATTGACCTTTCTCTGAATAATTTTATGCACATAATAATTAGTCATTATTCTCGCCTCCAATCACGCTAGCCAGCATGGCAACTGCATCGTCAACGTCACTTACCACTGAGGATAAAGCGTTAATTGTTTCTGCCTGCGCTGATATCTGATCGTTTAAAGAGTTAAGTTGAGTAATGACATCAGCATTACCCAGCTCGATCGAAATAACTGGTGTCTCAGAATCAATATAATTCATAGTGTAGGCAAGAGGTTGTGTATAGCCAGTATACTGACCAACAATCTTACCGTCATCGAGAACTTTTATAATATTACAGTCTTTTGTTGAAGCAACAATCTGTTCCATTGTGTAGTTGCTTGGATAGATTGTAGCTTGGAGTCTGGTAAGATCAACATTTAAATCGTTCACCAGATTAAAAGAAACAGAATTAAAGTTAATGGTTTTCATAAGTAAAATACCTCCATTGGAGAGATGTTTGTTAGGTAATAGATATAATACTGATTAAACTGTGCGTCGCGGTAAGTATTTTGATTAGTTGGCTATTAACTGAAGTGTTGTGAATTTAGCCCATTGCCCCTGACCATAGCTACCAACTTCAACATATAGACCACCGCAATTTGTTATTGCCCATGAACCGCCAGCTACATCATTATACGTCTTTGGATTAGACCATAGAGTAACCCATTGACTGCCGTTATGTACTTGTATATTTGAATTTTGCGCTTTTGGATAATCGCCACTACAGTGATATGCGCCTAGACTCAACGTCTTATAACGACCGGTTGGCCAGTAAAACCACATTTTTGTTGAAGTCGCTCCGTTACCAGACCCTGTACCTTCGCAAGCGATTGACTCCCAGTACACATTAAACTTGGCATCTGCTTTACCTTTGTTATACACATTTGTGGCATTGGCATACCTATATGTATTAGTCGCGCCGAGGTCTTTTGTTCCACCCGTATCATTTGCGGGGAATGTGTAAGTTCCACTGTTACTGTTGGGTACTGATGTGGTTGTTACATATCTATAATTAGATTCCGCACCCATATCGATGTTTGCAGCTCTAGATGTAGGAGTATATGTACCAGTCGGCAATAATGCATTTACAGTAACCTGGTCTAAATATTTTCCTGAATCTGGCGTTACTATCTGTGAACTTCTAGAGCTAGTAACTGTCTTTTGCTGAGCTTCAAAAGTTCCAACCAAATCTATGTCATCCTCATTTGAGAATGTGACCCCTGCTCTTACATCGCCCGGAAGTGCATTACCTGTAGGGCTAACGCCGCCCACACATTCAAAAATAGCCATATCACACCTCCTCAATGATAAGATACACAACCATAGATGCAGTCTGTGCTTTAAATGTCATTGTTACTTCATGTGCTGCCGTAAGTGTCATAGTAAGTGGCATCTTACCAAACGCATTTGTAGCAGGTCTTAATATTTTTGTATTGTCTGACGCATCAGCCGGAATTGCATTGTCGGTAAACACTACTGTTGTTTGATTTGACTCCAATAACTGTTCTAATCTAACAAGTTTTTTCTGTTTGCCCTGCTCTAATGCAAGAATGAGATCAGTAATTGTGTCTGAAAGCTCACAGTTAGTTCCTATAGCCCACGTTGTGCCTTCATACACCGTATCTGTAACTCTGCAAAATGTTCCGTCCATTAAAAATATTCTATCTCCTGCATGGAAGGTCTTAGATGCTGTTTCCGTTCTTTCATATGTAGCAATATCTTCCATAACTTCTTCTGGAGATTGATTGAAAAGGCGATACATAAGATCGGCAAGAGTAGCTTCTTCAACATTTATACCGGGCATAAATGCATGTCCGATTTCTATCTGCTGCGTTGCCCTGTACAATTTTCTGTCTTCCGCCAAATAGAATACCTCATTAATTCTATGCGGTTGACTAGCAACATCTAAAGGTTCAGTTGGTCCAATAGAGCTCCTTGTAGTTGTATCGCGGATGTCCTGATCAACACCGCCGACAGTAATAATATCAACTTCATTATTTAATGATGGCATTTTTCATATTCCTCCTTATGGTGTTGATAAGATAAGTCTGCTTCCAGAAACTGAGCCTGCAGTATTCGGTAAAATAACCCTATTTTGACTTACGTAGATATATTTGATTGCGTCTATCTGATTCTGCAGATTTGTTGCGGCATCTTGCGATAGCTGACCCTGAATGTGCTCATACCACGCTGTGATATCAGCCTGTGTTCTAGATAGATATCCATTCATTCTTGCTTGGAAGTCTGTCCAGAACGAATCAAACTCTGAACCAAGATTAGAAAGCATATCGTCAATGCGAGCATCCCCAGCCTCAACAAAATCTTCGAATCCAGCATCTATTCTTTCCATGAAACTATTAAATGCTGCATTAGACAGATACATGAAATCGTTATAGCTATTCTCAAACTGAATAAGCTCTTCCGATGCATTGTTAGTAAATGCTGTCCACCACTCATCATATGTTGCTTCTGATGTAGCCATAAACTCATCAAAAGTAGCATGACTATTGGACATAAATGTCCTGAACTCATTATTATTTGCATTAAACCATTGCGTGTACTGAGATTCCCATCGAGCAACCAAATCATCAATGTTCATATTCTGAACAGCACCGGTAACGAACGGACAAGCCGATGTACCAACCGTATTTACAATATCTGCTTGGGTTATATATGTAGCTCCTGCTCTTACACGACAATATGCTAAAGGATGCTGATGAATGAGATCAGAATTGACTAGGCTTGGGTATGTTGGATTTGTTGATGGGGTTCCTGCAACGAGGACTAAACTATTTCTTCTAGCCTCATTTCTCTCATCAATCTCAAGACACACAGCGACGTATTTATCAAGTAACACCTCCGGTTGAGGTAATAACATTGCATAAATAGAATCATTAAGTGTCCAGGTATGATCGAACCATGCTCTACCAGTTTCTACATTTACCTGAAATCCATCACCGGAAGCTTTAACCATCATTTTTCCGCCAATCTTCATAAACACTCCATCTTCAATTACACCATCAAAGATAGAGCCGAACTGTTTAGCGGAATATCTCCTATCTCCCTCTCTGGAGTTGAAAAACCCGTATGTCAGTGCCATTTAGTTAATCCTCCGTTTTATAGACTTCGAATGTCGGGTAGTATTTAGACCCATCAGAAGTATTATCTGAATACACGAATTCTATTATTCGCGATGCAGTTTCGAAGCCATATTCATTTCTTATTTGAACTAAATCTCCCATAAAGAAATCTTCCCCATATATGAAAGACTCAAAAGGGTCAGTCTCACCATCAAATTCTTCAGTCATTTTTGCTTCAGATAGTTTTTCTACTCCCCTTTGATCGAGGAGTGCGTTATACTCTGCATCTGATAAATCGTTTCCATCTTCATCTTTAGACTGAATATCTCTTGCGTCTGTGAATAGTTCTCTTCTATTTATTCCAGATGCAGAACCTACTGTTCTAGTCTTTCTTTCCACACCTTCGCCTTCTCCCGCGACAAGTGTTACATTTTTATAAGATTTATCATCTTTTGTATAATTGGAATTCAGTAGATTCTCGAATTTTGGTGAAAAGACAACATAATTATTTGCAGTCTGATTATATGACCGGTCTGCGCCCATATATAAAGAAAATACAAGTTGCTTATTATCGTTCAGAACAAGTTTATATCCTATCTTATTCTGTTCACAGATTTCATTAATAACGTCTAATAGATTATCCCCTGTATACTGAGCAGTTAAAGTTAATGATGTTATTCTTGGATCTGAGCTATCCTGAAATATAACATTTGGAATTCTTCTTGCTGCTATTGATGGCGAAATGACATTCTCATTTAAAAGTCTTTTTACCGCATTTTGAAGATTTGCGTTATTGAAATCTGTTTGTCTCCATATGATACGTCTATCGAGGATAGACTCTAAGCTTCTCCCAGTAACGGTTACCTTATTACCATCCTCGATATCAGTATCAATCTTAATACTCTCGATAATCATAGTTTTATCAGAGTAATTATTTGATAAAAATGCTCCACACTGTATGTATGAAAACAGTTTGGATTCTGCCGGAATATACAGCTCAAATTCTCCAGGCTTGTTATACCTATCAACCCATAAAGCTGACTCGTAGTGATCCATAACCACGATTTTGTCGTAGTTTGAATTGAGCACGTAAAGAATCATAGCTTATACTCCTTGTAATAGTATGTCTGCTTTTATCGTGAATTCCACATCCAACTCTCCTGCCTGACAGGTATAAGAGAAAATATTATCACCAGGGTGAATAGTAAACCAGTCTGCATCCTTATCTATTGTGTTAAGAATATTGGTTGTCCTACCGTCTCTGATAAAATGAATGTATTTATCGTTCTGATAAGTTGAGATTCTAATCTCGTCGCCGTATTTAATAGGCGACCCTATAAGAGTCTCGACTTTATTCGTATCTATTGTCATTCTTTCTCTTGTTGTATTGTTGTAGATTGTCGGGTGTGTAAATCTGCCATAAGCGAACATAGACATAATGATTCCAGAATCAGCTTCTCCTTTATACCTGATAACATTCTCCCTCTTAACCTCAATAGCTGAGAATTCAAGAGTAGGACTTAAGTCATCAGGGTCCTCAAATTCAAACTCAAATCTATGATCTACATCAGAGAATAATATTTCCTGTGAACCTTCAAGACCATGCTTTTTAAGCCATGGGGATTCACATTTTACAGTTATGGCTGTATCAGAATCTTCCCTGAATATATCAGGTTCATTTTCCTCTACATACCCATCTACTTCTGCAGATCGATTATCTGTTTCAAATATGAGATGCACTTTCCTCTTTAAAGGAAAGTATTTATATGTAAGCTGTCTAGAATCTTCTACTGATAAATCATTAGAAGGGATAAATAAGAAATGAAAGATAATATCCCTTTCATTACCCCTTGCTATTTGAAACTTCTTACCATCCATTGTGGCGATGCTTTTCATAATAACATCAGCCTTAGGAGGCCCGAGGCCCTCTATCTCTGTGATAAAGAGCCCCGTTCTAGGTTCAGTGTCGTTAAGAGTAATAGTTATACTTTCACCAAACTCATTGGTGATTGTCACGCCTTTAATCATGCCATTACTCCTTTAAGCTGAGATATTTGATTTTTAGTCTGCCTATAGATTTCATATCTAGACAAAGACTTAGGTGAATAGTTATTCTGAGTGAAATTGATCTGGCTAGGTGAATTCTTTGTATTATTGGCCTCATTTTGACTAACAGCTGCATCGACAGGAATAGCCATGATATCGCTAAGTTCTTCGAGCTGCTCTCTTACATAAGTAAGGTCAAGAATAGGGGTAATAACAGGATTAAAGTCAAATTCTGAATTTAAGATATCCTGAATTCTACCAGAAGAAATTCCATCAATAGCACTTTCTGCTACATTCCTTGCTGCATTGTAAACATTGCCTGCTCCATCTTCAATACCAATTGCATATCCCTGTGAAATAAATCCACCGAGCTTTCTGGTTACCTTTGAAGGTGAATTGATATCAGGAATTGACTCTAATATAGCAATAACTGCTTCAGCCATAGCTCTAGCAGCTGCAATTGCTTCTTCAGCATAGTCATTAATACCGTCTCTAAGACCAAGAGCAATGTTCATACCAACATCGTATGCAATCTGAGGAAGTGTCTTTCCTTCATCACCAAATGGTCCACGAAGTGTATTCATGATTCCAGTTCCAAGCATAAGAAGCTGTGTAAGAAGGAATACCTCATTAGCAACCAGTGCATTAATCATAGACTGAATAATGCCGAAGTTAGCGAAGTTATAGAACCACATAGACTGTCCGCCTTCACCCATTTCAAAGAGTGTATTAAACATCTCTTTCATATGCTCGACAAAGAGTGTAATTGCTTCGTCAATTAAGTCAAATGTGGTGAGTGCTTCACACATTGCTGTGATAATAGGGTTAGGTTCTTCTTCACTTGTCTCTAAGATGCTCGCAAAGAGATTTCCAAGCATTGTAGTTCCAACCTGCTCAAATACTTCAGGCCCAAGTCCAGTCTCAAATGCTTCAACAATTTCTCTGCAAAGCATTCCAATAATGTTTATTGTTATTGGTTGACCCGCTCTAAAACCATCTCTAAATCCAAGCTGTGAGTACCAACCTCTCTGCCACATTACTTTAGAAGGTGAGTGAATCTGAAGTGTTTCATCAACTCCCTCAATAGCAGCCTTTGCAAGACCTTGGGCTGCTGCATGAGCTTGCTTATGATCATCAAGGGCAGTTGAGAATCCCTTAGCCGCCATTTCTCCGGCATAAATAAAGCCAGCCTGAACAATAGATGCTTGAGACTCTGGAAGAGACATTGATGTTGCAAAGAGCTGATTTGCTTCTTGAAGCTGCTCATCTGTCATCTGAACAAACGCTGCAACCGTTTCATAACCCTTAGGTCCCATTTCGGCAAGCTTCTGATAAAGAGCCTGATCAATGCCACGCTCAGCAAGAACAGCAAGACGATGTGACCATGAAGCAAAACCATCAATGTTTGACTTCATGTTTTCAAGCATCTGATTTGCTGTGATTCCTTGCTTAATCTCAAACTTGTTAAAGATATCAAGCTGATTTGTGATGGTGTCTTTGAGGGTCTCGCCAAAATCTTTAAGGTCTTTACCGGCTTTACCGGCTTTACCTCCAGCCCCCTCAAGTGCATCACCAAATCCATTAGCAGCATCAGTGCCACCAAGTAAATTATCAGTTAGATTGCTTGTTTCATCATTTATGAAATCCATGGGATTAGCAAGATCGCCAAAAAGCTCTTTGCCTTTATCAAGTCCTGAGTTAACCTTCTCTTGGATATTAGCGAATAGGCCTGCTTTCTTAGAAGTGCCATCAAGTTGTCTGCCAAACTTCTCAGCTTGAGCTCCTGCTGTTCCAAGGTCTTTACTCATATCATTGGTAGCACCAGAGACACTCGTGCCCATTCCGCTAAAAGCAGAACTAATCATATCACCTACACCGCTAAGCCAAGACGAGAGACTTGATAATAGCGATTTTCCAAATCCATCACCAATCTGTTCTCCTGATTGTTGAGCGGCGGATACAGCCGTTTGATTATTGGCAAATGCTGTTCCTGTGTCTGTAAGTAAATCGTCTACTACACCCGGAGGTGAATGCCACTTTAATACTGAGGCAAGACCACCTATAAATCCTGTATCTGGATTCTTTCCACCAGCTATTTTCTGTGCAAGTGTTGTTGCTGCTGCTATTACTTGAACTGCAGCACCACCTTGGAATGCTGACGCCATATCACTTAGTAAACCATTTATTGCTGTTTTTATATTTTCAACAACAGTAACTATGGTGTTACCAACAAGTGTTATTCCATTTGCAAGCACCTCAAAGCCTGTTCCTATACCAGAAAGCGCAACCGTTAATAGCATAAGAGCACCACTAAACGTAGCAATTCCAATACTTGCAGTTATCATTGACGGGGCAAGCAGAGCAAGAACTACTGCTGTACCACCAAACAATAGTAATTCGCCTGCGAGTTTCACGAATGGAACATTTGCTAAGTTTGTAAGCGCAGGAATAAGTAAATTGATTCCGTCTGCTAAAGCAGGTAGAGCTGCCGCAAATACATTAAACGCAACAGCAATTATAAGAAATGAACCAGATGCCATAAGCATTGCTGCTCCAACTACTAATAGAGCTACTGCAAATAAAGGACAAGCAGCTGAAATACCTGCAAGTATTCCAAGGACTCCACCAAGAACACCAATGGCTGCTGCAAACATACCAAATGTGCCCCAGTCGATACCTTCCATCATGCGTAGGGTATTTCCTATTGCAAGCATTGCCGTTGAGACTAGTAAAATAGCACCAGCTGCAACCACACTATCTATAGGATCGACTTTTCCCAATATCAACAATGCTGCCGAGATTGCCAATACTGCTGCTGACATTGCTCCTCCAGCTGCAGCGATGCTTTCCCAAGGTTGCTCTGCTATTTTGGCTAGTGAGATGCCTACAGTTAATAACATAGCAACCATTGTGATTGCTGTTCCGATGTTTGTTGCTTTAGTAGTCATATTACTGATCTTATCCACAACTACGGTAAACATTGTCATTACCCCGGCCATAGCTATCATAGCACCTATAACACCCTCAAGCGGCATATATGATAGAACGGCAAGCGATGCGCCTATTATTGCGAGTGATGCTGCAAGAGCTATCATCGGACCAGTTTTTACATCTTTTATCTTCTCCATAGTAGCCATTAAAACCACCAAGGAAAGCATAACTCCGCCCATAACTGCTAGTGACTCGTTAATATTTGGAGCAGATGAAATTAAAATGGACATTATAGCTATTTCGCCAATGAGTATACCTATGGCTGTACATGCACCAATAAGTGCTGCAACAGCAGGTATGGCCTTTTTAACGTTTCCAGCGGCATATAATATAACCCCTAAAACCGCTCCTATTCCTATAATAGTTGCGTTTGCTGCTACAAGCCCGTTCATATTAGTTTTTGCAATTATATCAACTGCCTTTGCAATTAATATGAATGACCCTCCGAGACCTATCATAGCAACTGCCATAGATTTGAAATCTTTATCAAGCGTTCCTGTAGTATCAAAACTATTAATAGCTGCTATTCCGGCAAAGAATGACAGTATACCAAGCACCATACCCAAAACTGTTGAAAGTGTTGCTGCCCACTGATTTCCATTCATAGATGAAACCATGACACTTATTTCTTTTATAGCTTTTGTTATTAGGTATATGCCGATACCAAGTCCCGCCATTACACCGCCAATACCTTTAAACACGTTTCCTATTGACGGTTTTGCTTGTGATTTCATCTTTGCACTTATAATTGACACAAATCCTATAAAGCCTATTGTTGCTGCGATAAATGTTTTATTAGCATCCATCTTTTTAAGTGCAGTATCAAGCATTTCTGTAAGTGGAAGTTTATTTATTTCATCCACTATGTCACTAAATGCAGGTAATATCATCTGGAGTGCCTTTGCAAGAACAAGAATTCCTAATGCACTTCCAAGCTTAATCTGACCTGCTGCAGCAATAACACCAGCAAGTCCTGCAAACATAGATATAAATCCAGCCCAATGCTTATCAACATCTTCATACGGAAGTTCTGAGAATTCAGCCAAAGCCTTAACAAGCTGTCTCATAGAAAATGCAAGTGCTAATAAAAGCACAGATCCTTTAGGCAAGGTTGCTGAATATTTACTAAGTGCTATCGCGGCTGCAGTTACTCCTCCAAGAAGTACCAATGCCATTTCAACTTTCCACCAAGCTTCATTTGCACTTTCTATATCTATCTTAGATAAAATAGCAAGTGCTGCTGCAAGCACGGTCATTGAAGCTGACAACATAAGAATTGAACGACTTATACCTGAGAAGTTCTTTCTAAACTGGGCACCTTCAATTTTCTTAGATAATGCGCCAATTACAATTGAAAGGACTGTAAATACTCCAACAAAAGCCGCCATTATTCCTGCTGCATTCTTGAGTTTTGTCTGGTCAACTAATGTAAGGAGTGCTAATGAACCAGCAATCATAGCAAACGCCTTCGCTATATCTGTGATCATTGATGTTTTTGAAAATTGTTTCTTCAGAATCTTATTAAGGCTTGTAAATACTCCTGATATAGCAGCTGCCATATCTCTAAATTTTGATGCAACATCAACAGCAGCTCCAACAAGAGCAAGAAGTGCGACAGATAAAGCAATTGCCAGTATTCTACCTGGTGTAAGATTCTTTATAAGATTAGATAAGGCTCCTGTAATAGTATCGAATGCACCTTTTACTTTAGATGTATCGATTCCGAGACTCTCGAAGAATTCGCCTATCTTTTTGGCTGCATCGCTAAGAAGTCCACCCAATACTACAAACACAGATTTTATATAATCAAATATCGTAGTTGAGTTTTTATTAGCTTCTGCAAATCTGGCTCTCAAACCATCAAATAGTTTGGAGAAATTTGTAAATAGTGTGATTATTCCTTTTCCTATAGTGAGTGCCGCTGCGCCTATTACTGTTGCAACGAGTTTTACGGCATTGCCTAATTTTTGGATTGGTGTAAGTGCTTTATTTGAGTTATCACCTACTCCTTTTGTTACTGTTCCGAATATCACACCACTAGAAGATGCAGATGCAAAATTTTCATCCATCTTCTTTATTACAGTATTTACTTTTTCAATTGGTCGCTCTGTTCCTGATATAATCCTCTTTAAAGAATCAAACCCTTTCTTTATCTTTGAAAGTACTGATTGGATAGTCTTTGAATTCTTTATAAAGTTATCTGTCGCAGAAACCAATTTACCAATTATGCTTATAAACTTCTGTGTACCGAGATATACACCGCCAACAAATAAACCACCAAGAAGCTTTAGTGCGCTTATAAGCTTTTCAAATATTCCTGAAAGTGCTTCTGTTATTGTTCTGAATATGCCCATTTCTTCTGCATATTCGGATATGGCTGTAATAAATGCACCTATATACGCAGTAAATGTCGTGAACATCTCGAGAAGCGACCCAAATGGTCTTGCCGCTGGTATAATGGCTTTAACAATTGCGGTGAATGCGGACGCGACAAGTTTTCCTGCATTAAACAATCCTTGGAATGTCAAATATAAATTTCCAAGCATCTTTTCTGAAGGGATAAGGGTCTTTGTAAATTCCTTAAATGACCTTGTAAGCTTATCCAAAGTTTTTGCTCTTTCGCTTGCTTGGTCTGCAAATAAAGAATACCAAGCTTCTCTTACAGCATTAAGTGGTCCTATTACGACATTAAGCAGATTAACGAATGCTTCGATTAAAGAGTTTCTCTCGCTCCATAGTCTTAGCGTCTCATTTCTTCTTTCTCCACCAGCAGCGAATACATCCCACATTGTATTAGCAAGGCCTGTCCAAAGTTTCTTAGCCTGCTCATAGTTACCAAAGATAAGCTCGAATGTATTCATCCAGCCGGTTGAAACTGCATCCTTTACAGAATCAATTGCTTCCCTGAAAGTCTTCGCTTCCTGACCAGCTCTAAATGCTTTGTTACCAAGCGCAAGAGCATCATCAGATAATGATTGCATGGTACTTTCAAGTTCTTCTGTTGATATATTTAAATAATCTGCAGTTTCTTGTAAATCCAGAACTCCATTCTTATAATCATCGACATAATCAAGAAGTTCTGAAGTTGTAAGGTTGCTTTGTGTTTTTCTTAAAGTATCGTATACTTCATTAAGCCTAACTGAGAAGTCACCATATGTTTCCAAAGCTTTAGACATTACTTGCGCAGTCATCCAACCATCTTTCATGTTCTCTTCAAAGTTGGTTAGTGTTACTTCATGACCTTTAAGGGTTTCAAAGTATCCATCAGCAACCTGCGTAAGTGTTCCAGCTGCTACACCGGCTTCTATTAGTGACTGCTTGAACTGCATTGTATCCATTCTTGCGGTCTGAATCCACTTCCAGTTCTGCCTATCCATTTTTCCCTTGGCGATAGCTTTAGAGAAACCTTCCATCGCATGCGAAGCAGATTCTGCATTACCTCCTGCAAGTGCTGCAGCATTCGCAATACCCATCATCTGTGTTACAGCATCATGTAGCGCAACGCCATTTGATGTGAACTTAGCGATATTGTTTGTCATGTCGACAAGATTATATGAAGTCTCGTCGGTAAACCAGTTAAGCTTATTAATTTCATCTGTTACTGTCTTTATATCTTCTCCTGTTGCGGCAATAATTGTCTGTACTGCCTGTGTCTTCATGGCATATTTATCGAAGCCCATAGACACCTGATCAACAGAAAGAGACTTAACAAGTGCTGTTCCCATGTCCATAGCAGCAGATGTAATCTTAGCAATTGCTGTGATACCTGCTATCTCAAGAACAGAGAACTTGCTTGTTGCTTCTGTGATTGTTTCTGTAATTCCGGCTAAAGAAAATCCCTTAGATGCTTTTCCAAGCTCTTCTAAGGATTTTGCCGAGTCAAAGTTAAGTGACTTTTTTAAACTATCCAAGGTGCTCATACTTTGAGCTACATTTTTCTCAAAGTCAGCGTTATTGAACCGCATCTCAACAACGCGTTCATCAATAACTGTTGTCATGAAGTCACCTCCCTTGCTATTTGTGCAATTATGGGACTAATGGCGTCGTCTATGAAATGTTGTCCAGGAACCCAACTTCCAGATTTTGTACAGTGTCCCCTATCGACAAGTACAACAACATTTATTCCACCTTCTATGTCATCATTAGTCCATATGAGCCTTACCTGCCCATCCTCATTAACTATTTCATAGTTCCATGAGCTTGATGCTAAGCCGGTATCGACAGGAGTAGCTGCACGAAGTGCTTCTACCCCCATCTGACCGTATTTGCTTAAAATTGACGTATAGTCTTTATTTAGAAGTGACTTAAAATACTGATCGGTTTTACTAAAATCCCCTTTTCCTCTAAAGTAAACCCCCATTTTGAAGTCATCCTCCATACCTCTTTCTTGCTGCTTCCATTTGTTTTCTTCTAGAAGCAAGATCCGAAGAAGTCATCTTCTTTTTCTTGTTATCCTTTGGTTTGTTGTTAATTGCGCAAATCTTTACTAGAGTTATAAGTCTGTTTAAATGCCAATATTGACATTCAAAAGGAATATTCTGAGCTGTCATCCAATAATAGATTTCTTCAGACGTTATAAACTTACCTTTCTTAGAACTCTTTGTTGCTTCTTTTTCCTCTTCTTCAGAAAAAGTTGTAGCGGTCATTGGATCGTTTATGTACTTACCTATCTCTTCAACTTGTTCTTTAGAGAGGAGCCTTAATGCTAAAGGGTTTTTTGGCTTCTTACCAATAATCATCATTTCGATGTAATCTAAAGACTCTTCAGCCGTTTTTTCAGATGAAAGAAAAGGTTTATGATACTTTGATTCCCATTTAGATATAGAAACAAGTGAATGTTCTAAAATTAGGTCAACTGCATCAGTCTTAATGAACTCTTCTTTTGTTTCATCCCATAACTCTTTTGCGTCAATATGTAGCGGTAACATTTATTTAATCCTTATACAGTAGGAAGTGGTGAAATAGGTGTCATAACCTCCTGTCCCTCAACCAAAGGAACAGTTGACTCAGCCTGAACCTGAGCTGTATCTTTTGCTGTATCTACAAGTGAAAGACCAGCTTTCTCAGCCATCTCACGCTGCTTATGTGCGGCTTCTACTGCTTCCTTAGGGAATATTCCATTTATAAATGCTGCTGCAGCCTTATCATCGGTTGCAAGGAGCATATAAAGATCAGAATAAGCCTCTGTAAACTTGAAGTTATTAAGAACCTCAGGTGTCTTGATGAATGTTCTTCCATCGGGTCCCTTAACACCATAAGACTTATCAACAAGCATCTTGAATGTGTCTGCGAGAGCCTGTCCATCCATCATAGACATGATGTGTTTCATATAGTTCTCAAGACCTCCGGGTGTTCTCCACTCAAGATCAAGAAGCTCACCTTTTGATAAATTAAAGTAGAATGTTTCTGTTCTTTCATTACCGTTATAGTCGGTATATGTGTGATCCCATTTGTACATAAAATAATGTCTCCTTTCATTTTTCCTTACAAAAAGGGAGCCTAGCTCCTTATAGGAAAGCTAAGCCCCCAATTAAATTACTTAAATTAGCCCTGAGCTGAGAAGAAAGATGCAATCTCATCAGGAAGAGGAAGACGTGCAGGAACTGCATCTGCTGCTTCGATTTCATTAACTGCGTCAGCTTCAACTGCTGCCTTACCATAGAGAATCTCCTCGAAAGCTGTAAGCTTCTCAGAATCAACGTTAGTTGATATAATCTGAAGATGAGCTGTAGGCTTCTTTCCTGCAACATTTACAGGTGTTGTAGCAACTGTCCATGAGAATGTTGTAGGCTCGGGTGACTCATTAACAGTTCCGCGGCTCTTCTCAGAAGGCTGAGCCTTGCAACCATAAGCAATGTGGATAATATATCCTGCATCACCAAGATCATTTACATCATCACCGATAAGTGTTCTCCATGAGAACGCAAATCCCTTTCTTGACTGCTGAGAAACAAGTACTCCAGGAGCAATCTCTGCTGTTCCATCGCACTCGTCGAACTCCTTAGGAGACTGGAAAGCCTCAATTGTAAATCCGAAGTCCTCGGCAGAAAGGATTGATGCATACTTAATATTATCTGCGTAATGCTTGTTCTCCTCTGCACCTGAAGGAGACTCATTAACTGCTGTAAGACCATTCCATACAACACCAGCATCATATGTTCCTGCTGTTGTGCCAGTCTTGAAAAGCATTCCTCTATCTACGCCGGCTTCAAACTTCTTCTCGCCGACAGCATCCCATACTGCAAGTATAGCCATTTTCATTCCTCCTTGTTAATATACCAATCTGAACTGGTCGTAATGTTTGTTATCTGATTGATAATGCCTTTGTTGCACGCTCATAGGAAGTTGTGCAAGTTTCAAAGGTAAATCAGAATCTGGATCGTCATAGATGCATGTAACGTAGTACACTTTATCTATCTTGTAAGGTAAATTGTCTGCGTAATCAGGCTCTAGTTTTGCCCTTTCATATACGATGCATGGAAACTTCATCTTAAAATCTGAAGGCGGTTCAAAGTAAACATTATTTGAGCCTAATAGATTACGGAGTAGATTGCTCAGGTTCAACCGTTGGCCCATTGTATACCTCCCCTAGGTTAAGAATTATTCTTGGATAGTTAGTCTGATCAACAGAAGTAACTTCCCAATAATTATTGTTCCATTTCACATATTTAATTGAAGGGAAATGCTGATTGATATACGGATCTGCGACTATACTTATCCGGCTGTTAATGACAATATTGTCATTTGTTGATGTTGTCACTTCAACTGAACGATTGGTTTTCTGCAACACTTCGCCAGAGTATTCTTTCTCTGATGGAACAGGTTTCCATACATCTGGAGCTGTTTCAGTCTGAATACAAAAGCCTACAAAACCGTGAAATCTCATCATTTCCCTCCAATATTTTTAGGCAAAAAAATAAGAGCTTAAAGCTCTACCGATTTACCCTTATTTTGACATTTCCTTAATTAGCCCTGAGCCTCGTTATTAGCCTGGGTCTCATTGAGAAGGATTGTCATTGCTGAGAAAGGTCTTGTAAGTGCACCAGACATTCTTGTCTCAATGAGGTACTGATACTCATTGAACTTGATGTCGAAATCATCGAACATGCCCTTCTCGCGGTTTGTATCTCCACCTACTGTATAGTCGTTAAGGTTAACGATTACACCAAGGAGATCCTTATTATCAACCTGCTTGCCTTCCATAACTTCTACAGTTACAATTCTAGCAACACGAAGTTTTGTAGCAAGTGCATTGATATCGTTGTAAAGAGGGTGACCCATCTTATCTTCAAGAAGGAGGCACTCTGTGAGAACATCCTCAGTTGTGAAGAGTGTGGGGTTACCTGATCCCTTATACTGCTTACGAGCACGAAGAGTTGCCTTAATGAACTCCTTGTACTTTACATCTTCGTCAGCATTAGATGCAACGTTAACGTTAACCTTGATGTTGTAAAGAGGTACGTCGTTAACGATAGATCTGATGTGATCCTCTTTGATCTTATACTTGTTGTTGGCTGTTCTGCCATCACCGATAAGGATTGCACGAGCCTTCTCCTCATCAAGCATGATCTGCATCTCTTTCTTAATCCAAACTACAACATCGAACTCCTCGATATCAAGGATGTCATCTCTGTCAAGTGTCTGGAACTTATAGATTGTCTGAGGGTCAGTTGTTCTTCCCAAGAGCTCGAATACTTCGGGATCTTTCTCATCACCCTTTGTGTAACCCTTTGCTCTAGCCTCATCTTCAGTGATGTTAGCATACATTGACTTGATTCTCTTGAAAGGAACCTTCTTAACACCACCCATAACAACATCAACCCAAGTTGTATCTCTCTTGATAAACTCAGGAATAGCTGACTGAGCCTTGTAATCAGGGAAGAGCATATCAAGGTCTCTTACACCATAAGTCTGGCTTGCTGTTGAGTTGCTGGGAAGTAAGTTCATTCCTGTTGTGTCAATTGAGTGTGCAAGGCAATAATCGTTGAAAGCCTGCTTGAGTGATCCACCGGTCTTAGCTGAATCGAAGATAGCCTTAACATCTGAGTGCTCAAGAACATTCTCCTGCTTCTTCTCATCAACTTCAAACATATTCTGTTTCATTATTTCTCCTCCTTCGTCTGAGTGTTCTACTTCGTCGTCGGAATCATCAGATGTAACCATTCCAACGAGTGCTGCACATACTTTCTTGTACTTTTTTGGCATCTCTTCGTATGCCTCGGCAAGGGTCTGTCCGCCTTCAGATTCCTCTTTGTTGTCATCTGAGTGCTTCAATTCGTCATCTTCCTTGTCTTCTTTGGAATCTTCTTTATTTTCAGTCTCATCTGCCTGTTCCTTAGATTCCTCTTCTTTAGATTCATCTTTCTCGTCCTCATCTTCCTCATCGTCATCTGAGTGAGAAATGAAATCTTCTGTGAATTCACAATCGCCTTCTGCGTTGTAGAAGAACATTCCTGTTTCTCCATCCACACCATGTTCAAAGAACTCATCTATAAGAGCTTCTTTGTTAGCACCAGCTAACACAAGGCTAACTTCTTTAATATCTCCGTGCATAACGTCACCATTCTGTTCAGAAAGGTTGTTTGCAAAGATTGAGAAGCTTACAAGAGATCCTGAATGAACAAGTTCTTTGGCAGTATTACCCATATCGGTATTAGCGCATTTAGCATAGCCGTATACGCCTTCGTCTCTGTTTTCAAGGTCTACATAACCAAGCACATTATCAAGATCTTCGTGATTATGGTTGTAGACGAGAGAGACTCTCTTACCATCCATGTGGGCAAAAGCATTGTGACGGATTGTTCTGCCATCTGAGCATTTAACGTCGTTCTTCGTTACCCATCCGGCAAAGTCATAATCTTTGGTTTTTGCTCCCATTTTGACTTTTTTCCTCCTTCTTAAAATAATCTGGGTTCCTGAGACTCGTCGTTAACGGGAGCCTCCTCTACTTCATCTGATTCAGTTGGTATCATTGGATTTTCCAGTTCCTGATTAGAAACATTTAGATGCTTATTTCTAAGTTCATTAGCCTTCGGATCATCAATAGGCTTATAACCCATGACAGCTCTGAACTCATTTGAAGTCATTATCTCCGCTGTAGTAAACTTATCAGCGATATCAGCAATCTGAGATACCGGAACAATGCCAAATGGACTATTGAAGTACATTATTGACTGTCCTCTTGTTCTGGCGTTCTTTGATAAGAACTTGCGCTTCATCTCTGTTGTAATAACTTCCAGAATAGGTTTTATTGTATGCTGCTGATAATTAAGAAGTTCCTGCTCTGTGGCAGTACCATTTAAGATACCCTCTGTAATACCCAGCTCTGTAAAAAGCTGTAACTGAAGGTCTTTAACCTGTTCATATAGAGTATTCTCTACTGGACGATTAAGCTGTATTACTCTTTCTGTGGCATCAATGTAACCGATACCATATGGAGAATTCTGCATCTGATCTTCAAGAGCTTTCTTTCTCTTCTCAGCTTGCTTCTCTCTTGTTTCTCCCTTTATCTGATAAGGAAGCTGTACAAGAATATCGAGTCTGTTCGAAGAGTAGTTCTTGCTATCGGCAGAATCTAAAAGTGCCATTTTAGAAACAAGTCTTTTTAATGTTGAATTTGGTGCGTTCATTACTTCGTAGAACGGGTTGTTAATAATAGCCACAACCGATTTAGGCGCGTATAACTCTTCCTTTTTACCTGTTTTCTCGTTATATGCCCTTGCTTTAATCCAATCAGGACCCCATTCTATTATTTCTCCGACTCTCATCGTGTATATGTCAAATGAAGCCGTCTCTGGATTGATGTCAGTATCAATTGGAAGTAATGCTACTGCTCCTTCTTCGCACATTGAATAGACTGCATCTTTAATAAAATCAATGCCTATCTGATCAATGTTTGCTGATAACGTAAGACACTCATTTAATCCATCATTTATAACAGACTTAAAGTTTCCATCTTCATCACACTGGACATGTTGGATTCTATTTGCTGCTACATCTAGAGCAATACGATTATAAATAGTAGAAACTAATGTCTTTTCTGTGGTAGGGTAGAAAACATGTCTATCCTCCCTAGTATATGACCCGCCATAATACGTTCCAGTATAATAATTAGTCGGATCTCTTCCCATAAACGCGTTCCAAGCGTGTTGGAGTCTGTCTCTAACGGACATATCTTCTCCTCCCATTATTTCTTCTTTTTATCAATCCTAAACTCTTGAATATCTTTAAGAGCTGAACTGATCGTTACCTCTTTGTCTGTGTCATAATCCATGAAGGTAATCTGTCCATCGCTCTTTGACCATTTGTAGACTTTATCTCCGGCTAATATATATCCATAGCTATCTTCATCATAAGATTTGAGTTTGTCTAAGAGCTTTGACGTATCTTCATGGGTACGAATATCTTCATCTTTCATACCAAACATCTTCTTTAGAGAATCTGTATTAAATACTCTTGTTGATTGTTTCTTTTCCTCAGTCTTCTTTGCCTGCTTATCTGCTTTAGCTTTGGGCTCGGCCTTTGCTTTCTTTGATGCTCCAGCTGCAGCTTTCTTACTAGCCTTATCTTTTGCAGCTTTTGCAGGCTTAAATTTCTTAGTTGATATATCAGATTTCGATTTCTTAGACGAAGATCCTTTACCTTTCTTTTTGGATTTAGAATCCTTACTTAAAAGTTCTTGAATCTTCTTTTCCCCGTTTTTTATGCTTGTCTTAAGGTTTTTTGTCTTCTCTTCAGTAGTCTTACCCTTTACACCACTACTAATAAGCTTCTTAAGCGTTGGATCACTTTTTGCTTGTTCTTCAACGAGCTCTTTATCGGGGTTTGCCTTTGCATATCTTCCTGGTTCTTTACTCTTGTTTAAATAATTCTGATAAGCTTTGGCATCGTAAAAGTAAAACCATTTGCCCGAAGCGAGTTTAACCTTTGCTATGTATCTGTGATTAGCCCAGGTTTTCCCTTTAGCTGAATGCTCTAAGTAACCGGGGCAAAAATCATTTCGCATGTATTTCTCCTTTACTCAAAAGCATCTAAGTTTGCCTTGTATGCAACCCAGGCATCCATCATTGCAGCTACATTATCGATTTTCTGATCGTAGCGCTTCTTATGGAGTTTACGGTTACCATTTGTATCTTCTATTACGATGCAGTTACCCATTGCAAATTTCATAAGCTCTTCATCAAATAGAAGCATTCTTTCTTCTGAGAGTTTCTTAAGTTCTCCAAGAGGAACGGACTCTGTCTTAGCTCCCTGAATAACCTTAACTATTCCAAACTCTCCATTTTCTCTTCCCCATCTCTCAACGAACTCTTGAGCATTGTACGGGTCGTATCCAAAACAGATAACATCATAATCTTTAGACATTATGTACTCGTCTAAATCTTCATAAACGCTCATCATATTAAGGACTATTCCATCAAGCACAATAAGACTTCCTTCTTGCATAAAGTCGTCATACTTCTGCCTCATGGCAGTTGGAAGTTTCTCAAGTGTATTTGATGATATGTAGCTTCTTGTCTTGATACCAAAGCATCCATTTTTAAGCGGGAAAAGGAATGTGAATGCACAGAAGTCATCACCTTGTGAAAGGTCTGCACCGAGTGCGCAGGGCATCTGCCAATAATCTTTCTTTCTGTGCGGAAGTGTTTCTTCATAAGTAAAGAAATAAGTATATCCCTCCATAGGGATTCCAAATCTCTTTGCCAAAATATCATTTCTCGCCTGAGGAGCGTTTTCTGCTCTCTCAACGTCAAGCTGATACGTCTCATAACTTACAGTCTTGCCAATATTAGGATTTGCTTTAATCCACATATCGGGCTTTGCTACTTCATCTAAGGAGTCAAGCTTATACCACCAAATAGAGATATGGGGTGCTTTAAACTCTCCCTTAAGTATGGACTTAAGCTCCATTTTGATGTCGTCGCCAGCACCATTTCTAACGCACCCCTCAGAACTCATCGCTATAATTAAATAATCATCAAGCTTCGAAGCGGATTGCTCAACGGCACCAATAACATCTTCTCTAATATCGCCAGAAAGCCACTCATCAATAGTTGCATATTTACATCTAAGACCCTGAAGTTTATCAATCGTCATAGGTCTAATCTCAAGTAGAGATCCTGTAAGGAAATTCTCAATTCCTTTCTTAGTAGATGCGAGCTTTACTCTATTTGCCTTGCTTCCTGTGGTATTTTGTAGAGATCCTTCAGTTAAGAATTTAAACAGGGCTCCTCTGGCACGTACAATAGCAGTTCTAATTGGCGAAAGTACTTCGTCAGCCTGCTTCATTGTAGGTGCTGTTGTTATTCCGTGAGTAGTATCTGGGTCGACATTAAGTCCATAAGACTGATGGCAAGAGCCATACATAGATTTCGCAGCGCCTCTGGCCACAATAAGATATTGCTTCTTTGTAAGTCTTCGTTTTAATACTTTTCGCTCATACTTCTTTGTATCTGGATCGTATACAGACCTTTCTTCAAAGTAGTACCAGCCAAAAACTTGTTCTGCCCAGAGTTTAAATGAATCTAAGAGATGTAAATCACTACCATCAGTAAGTGTCATCTCCTCTTCACAGTAAAGAATCCATCCCTCTACTGCATCTTCATCATAATAGACTCCGGGGTTGGCTATGAGCTCATCTATCCTGTTCATTTCGAGCGAAATTTCCTGACATACAGGTATTTCTCCACGAATTACAGCATCCCTAAACTGTCCGTAGTACTTCGGAACTGCTGTATTGGATAACATGGTTTATAGCTCCTTAATCGTCGTCTTTCTTCTTTTCTTTATTACCCTTCTTGATATATCGGATTTGATTATCGGGGTGTCCAAAATTATATAATGTTGCTATTGTGTCGTAGACATCCATACCTGTATCAGCCCAGTTCTTAACGGTTCTTGCCTTAGACATAAGCTGATCAATCTTGTTAAAGCTACTCTTTTCTTCAGCAGCTGTCATCCTATCAAGTTCTGACTCCCACCTAATTCTGTTAAGTGCTTCGCTAAGCTGCTGGTTTGTCATCTGACCTTTATACTTAGCAACTTCAGATGCTTTACCAGATTTGAGTACTTTGTCCTTCTTTTCCTCAAACTCTTTCTCAAGCTTAGCCTGCTTTGCTTTTTCAGCTCTAGCTTTTCTTGCTTTCTCAAGCGCAGCTTTCTGCTTTTTAGCTTTCTTCTTAGCTTCAGATTTAGCTTTTAAAGAACTTCTCCATCCGGCTTTCTTTTCAGAAGAAGAATGGTCTTTTGAATCAAGTGGATACGGAGGTCCATTCTGCTGTCCCCATTTCTGGCCAAGAACACCATGATGGGCTAGATAATTAGAACTATAGTCGTTTCTCATCTTAACCCCCATTTTGAATTATTTTTCTTTACGGTGTAATGGTAACTTGTTTACTTCTGATAATGCTCTTTCTCCAGTGCCATTACCGCCTAGATCTCTGTATGGTTCATAAATGTAATGTTGTAAATCTTCATAATCTTCCACTGAAATCCATCCCTGGTTAATGTAATAATTACATTTCCCCATAAGATTTTCGTGTAAAAGACCAAGAAGCGCTCTTCTTTCTGGAGTCTCCTTGGGTTTTCGTTTCTCTTGATATATATTATTTACAAGTGTCCAAAATCCTGTACTTGCAAACATTGCTACTACGAATGTAGTGAGCAGTTCCGGTGTCAACATAGTTTCTCCTCCTGATGTTTATTAAGAGGACCATTTATCTACAGCTACACTAAGTCTCCATTCGTACTCTGCACACTCTTTGTTCATCTGATCAATCAAATATGAGCTTGCGGTTGATATATCGAATAAGAGCTTAACCTTAAGCACTATATAGGATTTGACCATATTAAGAATTTTATTATCCTGTATGTATTCGCTCCACTCTGTTGTTTCATCACTGATTTCAAAACCATCTTCAGGTCCGACACCAAGCTGTTGAAGTGTAGCAAATGCAGTATTAATATGTAAAATAAGGTCTGGATCAAAGTATTCGTCAGGTCCGAGGAGCTTTCTTACTGATCCTAAAATACTATTTGTGCTCTCAGCCATATTAGTCCTTTCTGAATATGCACGTAACATACTCTTTACTGTTTATATCTGCTTATACTTTTAAAGAAGCTTAATATACTTCTTCATTGCATATCCAACGTTGGTTGGGTCTTTATCATCCGCGCTCTTTGAAAGCTTAACTTTATACCACTTCTCGCCATCGCCCTTGAATTCCTTGTTTGGCGACATAACGATAAGCTTAGTTCCTTTACCGAGAATTGCAATCTGATTGTTAGGCTCAATCTTTGGCTTGCTTCTGATATTAAGATTCATCTTTACTCCATCAACAACTGCTTCAACTTCATCTTCTTTCTTAGGTTCCTCAACAGGAACTTCAGGAAGCTGATCTTCAACTTTACTCACGTCTTCAATAAAGCTCTCAGCAACTTTCTCGGTTGTAACTTCCGGTAAAGGCTGAACGTCTTTGAATTTCTTATTTCTAGCCATTATTATTTCCTCCATAAAATTGTGTCATTAGGTCTTCGTTCTACGATTTCATCAATCATTAGTAGTTCTTCATCACCATAATGAATTGCATTGTGTGTTCTTATAGAAACACATATAACATTTTCTGGATCAAATACTGCAGGACTTTTATTTATGACGTCTTCAACTGTAATTGGATTGATGTGATGAATTATTATTGTGCCTCTAATATCTCTGCCTTCAACACCTAAATCACATCCCATATCCCTGATAATCATCTTCCTGCGAAATGTTTTCCATTCAAATGATTTGTATAGTATCTGATTTAAATATCTTTCATTACCAAAGGTAATCTCTCCAGCTTTCCCACCAAGTCTTAAATATCTATATCGTTCTATATATGAGGGAATCTGGATTAACTCGGAATAAGATCTCTTATTCATCTTTTGAATCGCCTCTATATTTCTGCATGGCACTAATAGCATCTGCATAAAGTATCTCCATTTTCTCTGCAGACTCAATTGCAGATGTCTTAGCAGCAAGAAGTTCATTCTCACGTCTAAGTTTTTCAAGTTCAATCTCGTTCTTGACTGTGCCAAGCTTTAAAAAATGTGTGATAACTTGTGATGAAGCTGTTCCATCACGAAGTTGTTGTTCAGCTCGATCAAAAGCAAGAGCTATCATCTGATTCTCTCGCTCTTCTGGTGTTGCTGCTGGGTGAGATTTGCCTTGTTTTAATTTTTCATCCCCACTTTGTTGTGGGTCTTTGGCTCTTCTACCCATATTATTTCTCCTTTTGTTATACTTCTGGGTGCTTCTCTAGAGGTTTCACTATACTTTCATGAACTTTTTCACTATTGTTTATTGGGTTAGGAAACATTTAATGAAAGAAAGGAGACATCTACAAATGTCAGAGGAAAGAAGTGAAGCCTCCAAAGAAGCACCCAGGGTAAAACCAAAAATATAATTATTCCCTCGGGGAATTTTTAAGGACAGGCGCGAAATCAGGTGGGGGGTGTTTTTCGCCGACCCCCCGCCTCTGTCTTTAAACTCATTTGCGTGCTATCCTATAAAGACCTGGAAATAAATTTAAAATGTCATTAACAGCATGATTAATTGCTAATTCATTTTCTTCATCTGTTAATTCATTTGATGTTACTGCCATACGAGCCAGTAGACCATTAGTGTTGTAATTGTTTTGTTCATCAAAAGCAAGCCAACTTTCATAGTCCTTGAAAGGGTCATAAGGATTGTCCACTGTTGTAAGCATGTATTCACCTTGAATTAATGGGTCATGGGTATCTATGATGTCTACAGTATCCATGTATGACTTCTCCTTTCTTAAGATTAATAGATATTAATAAATAGAAACTGTTAATCAATTCAATAGTTTACCTTGTCAAATGTATTTTGAAACAGTTGAAGGCGAAACACCAATTGCATCGGCTATTTCACGAAGCGAATAACCAGAAGCTGACATTGCTTTCATACGGGATACCTGTGAATCACGTATGGTTCTAGTTTCATGAGGCATGGCAAGTTCTTTGAATTTGTCAGAATCTGTATTGTTAAGTATCTGGATTAGTTTATTATTGGTTATTGCTCCTGCTTGTATAGCTTCCCATTCCTTTTCATTAATATCTACGCGTTGTTTCTTTGCATTGACCTGCTGTCTTGCATCTTGAATAGCCTGCCCCCTAATCTTCTTTTTCTTATCATTAGAAGCTTCCCACTCAGGGTGTGCTTTTAACTGAGCGTTATACCTCTCATTAGCCAGTATAAGGGCCTGCCTCTCTCTTGGTGCATTCTTCTGGGCTATAGCAAGTTTAGCATTAAGTGATTCGACTTCTTTAGCGTATGCCTTTCTTGCAGATGGGTTATACTCTAGATTAGGGGTATCAACATACGACTTACGGGCTTTGTTTGCAAGGTCTTTCATGCTGTTAGCATAGTCGGCATATATGTTCTCTATCTTACTTCCAGAAGAGAGCTTGTATGCATCTTTAGCTTCAGCCATCTTAGTTGATGTGGTCTTTCTTGTAATAACCTTTCCTGTATAAACGGGGGTCTTTGCTCCTGTTTCGGGATCGGTTTCAAACTCATATACATTCTTACCCGTGTCCTTATCCTTATGTTTCTTTACCTGCTGGTATGTTAAATCTTTAATAGGTTCCCATATCTTCTCACCAGTCTTCGGGTCAATCTTGTAGTTGAGTTTTCTTGCATCTACATATTCTTTAGACTTGGCTTTAGAAATTAATGTAGAGGCTCCGCCCCCCTTATCTTTACCTGCTTTTGGCTGCCACTTGTCTTTTAGCTGTTGAATTCCATTGTCTTTCTCAGACTGCTTATAGTTAAGGTTATGCTTCTCTGCATCAATAACAACCATTGAATGTTTAACCGCTCTAGCAATCTCATCCCAACCTGCACCACCAATAGTCATATCAGTAATAAGGTTAGATACTTTACCCATTTCTGTCTGTTTAGTCTGTGCCTTCATCTTTGGCATTCCTTCATAACCAGGGTAAGCTGCCTTAGGGTCGAAGTCTTTAAGCTGTGACAGTGGTGAATGTGTTCTTATCTTTACATTCTTTGTTGGTATTACAAGTACAGTATCTCCATCAAAGTCTGCTCCAGATAATCTTTCTGCAACCTTAGAGTTTATGCCTACAGCATCCATAGCATTATGCATTACTTTGTTTGCTGTTGCCTGTCTGTTATTTACAGTGAGTTCGGGTATTTCAAAGATTCCACCATGAGGATAACGAATGAGTACAACCTTTTCGCCATCTTTATATGCGGGCGCATAGATCTGGTTGTCTTTCATATCTGAGATTGGAAGTATTACTTTCCATGATTGTCTCGGAAGAGCTGCTGCATGAAGTTCAACAGCGGCTGCATCACAACTATCAGCAAATTCTTTAAGGAGTTTCTTCTTGATAGCAGGGTTTGTCATCTGCATGATTGTTTCATACTCATCACGCTTATTGGCTGCCGCAAGATTAAGCTGTTTCTTTGCAAGTTCAGGATTCTGTTTGGATAAGAACTGAGAAGCTAATCTATCTCTCTGTTTATCCCAGTCTCCTTCTTCTTTACAAAGATTCAGTGCTCCTCTTTGTTTTGAAATGGTTGCACCGAAAGGATTTATTGGATCGTCTTTGTCTGACATCTTCTTAAATACTTCTTTTCCATTTGGATCAGGATTTATTCCAGGTGTTCCAACATGTTTGTTAGTATTAAAGATAATATCTACGCCCTTTGGCATTATACTTTCATCAGCAGCATACATTGCCATTCCTTTGAGGTAGTGTGTTCCGTCAACATTTATTCTGACCTGACCATACTGTTTCTCTCCAAGGTCTAAATCTTTCACTCCTCGACGAAGTTCAATAACTCCATCTTTCTCAGTACCGCCTTCTTCAGCATAACGTATCATTACTCTCTTAGACGATACTTCATCGGGATAGTGCAACTTCTCTGTTACTGCTCCCTTTTCAACAAATCTATCATCCATGGTTTTAATGTTAGTCATGTTGTTGACTACATCTTTATATGTTGTTCCGGGTTCGGCAAGTACAGTAATATAAGTCTTCTGATTTGGATGAAGTCCCATCTGAGGAACCTGAACTGTAATTCTTTGATAACCTTGCTCTTCCAGCATTGCAACTGCTGTGTTAAGCTTTGTTCTAGTTACTCCCATATCTAGTTCAGTTCCGGGACTGATATCAATATATCTTCCATCCTTATCAACGTTAGATTTTAGGGTGTTTGATACATTGGTAAGAACATCTGTCTTGTGCTCTTCATAAGCTTTCAAATATGATCTTATGCTTGACTCGTTCTCACCCATTCTTCTTCCAATTTCTGTATTGGAATATCCATGCTCTTTGAGTTTAACAGCATATGCCTGTTTGGCTGCCATTTCCTCATTCTTAGCAATGGAAACTTTTGCTCTCAACTTTACAACGCTTGGATTTCCAAATCTGTCTGTAATGTTGTATAGCTTTGCAATATCTCTTTCAGAATATAATTTCCCTGTATCTGGGTTGATTGTTTTCTTGAGTTTCCTAACAGCAACGTTAAATCCTTCTTCTCGCTGATAAGGGTCCTCTCCAGAGCCTAAAGGATATCTTCCAGAACCAATAATAGCTCCATCCTTTTTGCTTCTTCCGTAATGCATCAGAACGCCGGTTGACATTAGTTTATCCCTCCAACTTCATTTTTTGCGCTACTTTGTCGAACAATACTATTTTGTTCATGATCGGTTTTATATCCTTCGCTGTTGGATTACCAACCATAATGTCATCGTTTTGATAGATTCTAAGTTCTATCTCAGTATCCTCTGGTTTGATTTTGTACTCTAAAAAGAATAAGGCCGCATAAACTTCCAATTGCCTAAGTTTGGCTGGAATTTTACCGGTCTTTAAATCGTGAATTCTTAAGAAGTACTTATAGCCAGATTCTTTGTCTGGGTGATTTCTGAAATTGATAGCATCTGTAGTGCCAAAGAAGAACTCAGAATAATATAATGGAACTTCGGCATCCATCTTAAATCCGATTGCGTCATTAATATGCTTTGCGAGTGTATCTTTTCCATTGATCTTTCTTCTCATCATGATACACTGTGCAGCAAATTCATGTAACATTGTTCCTTCTTGCTTAGCAAGGTTACTCTTAAATACTTCTTTGAATTTATCTTCATCATAATTTGTCCAGTGATAACTACTTGCTCCGAACAGAGCGTGTGCTCCTTCTGGAACCTCTCTGGAATGATCGTTCCATTGCATCTAATACCTCCTGTTCATTCTCAGGAAATATAAATGAGCTGAACGACATCTTGTTCATCTTGTCCACATAGTAATCTTGATTGGGTCTATGCGAAGCATCTTCTGAACGCTTAGTCTCTAGAGCAGCCCATTTGTTCCCATTGAGAATAGTTAAGTCTGGGATGCCCTGCTTATAGTTCGGATCATTCTTAAGAACAATTGCATCTGGGAATCTTTCTTTGATTTTCTTAATAAGTTTAGATTGATATTCATTCTCACGCATAAGAAAACCTCCCAAAATGCAAAACTTAATAGAATATGTACCCAAAATGGGCGCGATATTCTATTCCTCTCTATGATAGGGCATGTTTTTTTTGCGAGGGTGTTTTTAGCTATTCAAGTATGATTTCTCATTAAAATTCTTCTTCAGAGCGAGCGCTCTCTTGATCGCAAGGTCGATTTGTGAATAGCTTCGAAGATGATAATAATAAAGATTCTTGTACGGTGTGTTCATTCTATTAATTCTTCCAGCTGATTGAGTCATGACTTTATAAGAATAGTTTTGTGAATAGAATATAATTACATTAGTTGTGATACAGTTCCATGCTTCACATCCTGCCGCATACTGAACAAGATAAGCCCATCTATCTATATCCGGAACAGGTTCATGTTTGTGTCCGTTCCACTCATTGAATGGCACTGACATGTTAGAACAAATATCTCTTAGAATTTCAAGTTCATAATCAAAGTTATAAAATATGATTACTCGGTCGTTGTTTTCTAGTAATCCTCTTATTGCTTTGATTCTACTTGGGTCTTCGTTGGCAACTCTTCTTTCGAGATAACATAACTTTCCGGTCTCTTCTATTGGCTTTCCTTCATACGGGTCCCATCTGTCTTTCTTAACAGTTCTATATATTTCTTTGTTGTACTCGCATATGATTTCAACATGATGTTCTACGGCTTCACGCTTATCTTTCATGTTTACTAGAATCTGTCTTCTATATTTGACAAGGTCTCCAGTATCAACATACCTTTCAATCTTTGGATATTTTGCAAATCTTGAATAAACTGCGTGACGCGTATTGAACTCTGTCTTATTCCTATAGAATCCATTAGCAACAAATACCGGAATATAATCAGCCCAAGTATCGCCGGGTGTTGCTGTAAGGAGAATCCATTGATTCTTCTTTGCAATCTTATAGAAAGCTTTAACCCATGCTCCTGAGCCAACAACTCTTTGTTCATCAAATATAAAAAATGCTCCGTAATGATTTACGTACTTCTTTATATTGTTCCATGAGTCAATTGTCACTCTTACATGAGAAGGATTATCAATGTCGTTCTTTGTTATGCAGAATGGGGCAAGCTCATCATACCAACTTTCATCATCACGCTTCTTAGCTGTTGTAATAATAAAAAGGTCTCTAGGAGATTCCATTTCTCTTCGAGACCCTTTATCATTAACTTTCACCATTCCTTTACATACTTGAATATAATAGTACGCAAGTGCCGTTCTTGATTTACCGCTGCCAACATCACCTCTTAAGATACAACCGTTGTGCATCTTCTTCAGAGCATCTATCTGATGCTGTGCTAGCTCAACCATATATTAATCCTCCAAAGGACCAAAAGGCAGTTCCTCTTCATCAAAGTTTGCATACTTCTTTGCAAAATCATCTTCGTGAATAGTTACATACATTGTGTCAACATATGCTGTTATTCCAGACTTTCCGCCAACAGACCACTCATAAGGAGATACTATAATATCAACATTCTCAATCTCTGCTCTATCAAGTTCTCCAATAAGACTCTCATCAAGAAGTGTCTTGTTGCGTGATGTAACCATGTAAATCTTAGGTGGGTAATCACCATACTTAACCTTAACCTGGATATAAGGTGTTGGCTCATCTCCTTCCTCTCTTGGATTTGAGTACTTTACATTCCAATTATCGGCTTTTAATCTATCTGCTGTTTCGTTATCGAGCTCTAAGCAGAAATTACGAGAGCCCTCAGAATTAAACTGAGAGCCCTTTCCTGCAAAGTTCTTCCAAAATATCCTTGCACCTTCTATCTGAAGTTTTCCTCTTCTAGGCATAATATAATGTCTCCTTTCATTTATGCTGGTGGATTCATAGCTGTAAAACTTTCATCCCATGGAAGCTCTACTCTATTATCATCTGTAATACCTTTACTTGCATCGAATGGTATAGTCTTATCGTCAGATACAAACCATTCAAAGTCTCCATATTCTTTGATATGATCTACAGCATTATCGACCAGTTTGTCAAAATACGATTTGTCAATATGTGACTCATATCCTGCTGCCTTAACGGTTTCAGAATCAAGCCATCTATAACCTTTAGTTCCTGTTGCTGCATAGTACTTATCGTCTGCAACTCTGTAAAGAATTCCGCCGCCTTCTCCAGGAGTAATTGGAACAAACTCGCCAACTCTTCCAACAAACTTATAGTTATGTTCGTCTTCAGGAAGATTCTCATTCATATCCAAATATAATGCTCCCTTTGTAACTGACTTCGTCTCACAGTAATCTCTAAACTGAAGAGGCTTATCTGCAAATACTGTCTTGAAAATATAAGGTATCTGGAATTCAGTTCCTGTTGCAGTCCATGGCGTCATAACCTTCTCTCCGGTTGAGAGTTCAAATTCATGGTCGCCGTCAGCATACTTAGCAATATAAACTGCATCGTTAACAAGACACATCTTCTCATATGTAGCCTCATGCTCGAAGTCGTATCCGTACTTCTTGCCGAACTCCATAACAAAGTCAATAATCTCTTGTGTTGCATTAGGAATCTTTATTGAGTCTGTCTTAACATGTGCTACAGTAAATCCTCTCTTCTGAACTTCATTCTTAAGAGTAATCATAAAGAGAGCTCCGCGCTTAGCAACGATGTTATCAACATTTCTAGGATCACGAAGCTTATTCGGGAACTTAGCACTTGTAAGGCCGTATACAGAGTTGATTGCAATCTTAAGTGCGAATGAAAGGGCTTTAGCATCTTCATCGCTTGTAAGGTACTTGGCAAGCTTTCCATCAAACATCTCTCTTACCTTGTCGTATTCCTTATGCTTGATATGAATTCTTATCTGCTTGATCATTGCAAAGTTGGCTGTATACTCTTCACCAAATACTTTTAATATAATTGCACTTGACGGATGCAGAGATGCAATGTCAAGTAGTGCAACATTAAAATACATTCCGGGCTCAGCATATACATAACCACCTTCAGAAGGATCTTCACCCATATAGATAGATTTACCATTTACAATCTGGCTCTCGTCTTTATACTCTTCTTTTGGAATTCCTTTAGAATCATATCGATATCCTTTAAACTCCTTAGAAAGGTCAGTATAGATGAATTTCTCTTGAGGGTTCTTATCTTTACCAACAATCAGTCTTGTTGTGTGGCTGTTAGTTGTATCATTAGCAGTAAGTCCTGAAAGCTCAGCCAGAATAAGTCTTGCTTTAAAGTCTGCTTCTGTTTCATTGAATACTTTCTCAGTTGCAATTACGTCATTACAACAATAATCAGCAATTTCTTCCCAGTGACTTTCATCTACAGGCTGATCCCAAGCATACTCATTCTCAACATGGTGGATACCAAGTTCAATCTCCCACTTCTTTAAAGATTGCTTCTTAGATGAGTAGTCATAAATATCTGTGTAGGAAAGGTTATATGCTTCTGCAAAGAAACAGTTCCTATTCTCTTCTTTCTTATCTCCTGCAACAATTCTGCTTGATAATGTAAAGAGTTCCTCATTAGAATATCCAAGACTTCTTGCATAGATAATATGATTGTCATATCTACGGTTGTTGTACCCAACTAGTCTAAACCTAAAGAGTTTTTCTACATCTTCAGGTGTTGGATTAATCATCCTAACAACTGTCTTATTATCACCCTGGTACTTCCAGCAAATAATAAACAGATTAGGGAAGACCTCAACATCGTAAAATATAATAGGAGCCTCTTCATCATCTATTGAATCCGAAGGCTCCTCTGACTTGAATTTCATATCGGCTACAAGTTTAAGACATTGTAGTGACTGATTATTACTATTTGCAGCAAACGCTGTTATGTCTGGTCTCATGTCTGTTACATCATAATGCATTCCTTGGTTATAACACTTCTCAAGTGTATCATGAATATAATAAACCTCTGGTGTGGTTGCACCATGATGCTTCTTAAGCAGGCAATTCTTTATGAGCGCTCTAAGCTGCTTCTCATTCTTCATCGCCTCTAAATTAACCATAGGCTTGTCTCCTTTCAATTTGAGCCCAGAGCTAATCTTAGCTATTGGTAAATTATTGCATTTAGTAACCATTCTCCTTAGAGAACTATTACCGGTAAATACTTTGACTTCAATATCTTCATCATGCATATGGGAAAGCTGGGATACATCACCCTCATAAATATAATAAAGGTGAATACCACCGCCGCTCTTTGAAAGCTCTGCATATGTAGCTGGCCATTTAGAAGCTGCTGCCAAATTAAGTTCAAAGTCTTTCTCGCCCTTCTCATTCTTAATATCAAAGTCAATACATATAATTGGATATCCGCCCATAAGAACATAATGAAGCTTATGCGTATCAATATCCTTAAGTGTTGTTGTTACATTCTCCCACTTCTTAAGTGGCTTTCCATCTTTATTAGCATACTGAGCAGGAGCATCAGGATATAATTTATCAAAGATACTCTCTGTCTCATCAAAAGTAAGAGAATATGTTGTAGTGTCTTCAGGTTCCTTTTCAAACTTATAATCAAATATGTCAAATTGGAAACCTATATACACATTTCTTTCACCATTTGTTCTCTCATGGAACTCAGCAAAGTAATTCTTAAGCTCTTCCTTAAACGCTTTCTTCTGGAAAGGATATTGTACGTTTGCATCTACAACATAATCCTTATACATCTGCCAAGCTCTCTTAAGCTGAACATAGTCTTTATGCTCTATAAAGAAATCAAGATTATCATCAACAAAGTTATAAAAGTCGTTGGTAATACCAATCATATTCATTGGCTTATATGTATCGTAATATCTTTTACCAAGTTCCTTATATACTTCATAGCAATGGTTAGCGATGCCACTAAGTTCAAAATCAAGTTGATCCATTATGGCGTCGTATCTCTTTCTCTTAAGAGTAATTCCTGTTGGTGAAATATCGATAAGTCTTCTTATGATTCCACTCTTAGCATCAGTAATCCTTACAGGCTTATTAGTACCTATAAACATTATTGTGTTGAATCTTGCTGAATATGTTGACTTATGTTTTTCGTTAATAACAAGATACTCGTGAGATGCAATAGAGTTAAGTCTTTCGTTACTATCTATCCTTGATAAGTCTCCGTCGTCTTGGATAGCAATAAGAGGATTATTCTTAAAAGGCTCAAGCGCAAATGCAGAGTTCGCATTACCAATTGCTCTTGCATCAAATGTTGTGCAGTATCCTTCAAAGAGTTTCTTAATAATCTTAAGAACTGTTGACTTACCACTTCCAGGCTCACCATAGAATACATAGAACTTTTGAATATCTTTAGAGTCTCCTGCTATAACACTTCCTATAGCCCACTCAATCTTCTGTCTTTCTTCTTCAGAATATAATGTGGACATCAGTTCATCATAGTTAGGAATATCTACATTATCCATTGCGTACTCTAAACGCTTGGATCTATAATCCTCCTTTCGAACATTATCATTTATGAAAGTTACATCTGAATCCAGAAACTTAAAGTTGTCCGGGATTGCTTTACAGTAACTTTGCCATTCTGCAAACTGTCTTGACTTGTAATCAAGAAGCTTCATAGTGTGAACATCATAATCAGGTCTAGCTTCTTTTAGCTCTTCAGCCTTTAAATCTATCTCCCTATCTATGAGTTCACATGCCCTGGTCTCTTCTTCTGACCAAAGGCCTGCTTCTTCATCCCAAATTGCATAGAAAGATTTACCTTTTGTCATTAGGTCTTTGGACTTACGGACTAGAAACGATGGATAAACTGATATAGTTTTCTTCTTATCGTCTCTCTTTGATTTAATATTTACAAAGTCGAACATATTTTCCTCCAAAATATAATTTCATACCTCGATGTCGTTTTGCCACTTTTTTTTCTACAGTTTATTCTCTATATATTATTTATATTTATTTTTATTTTTATAACTAATAAGAAAGGAAAAAGTGACAAAGTGACATAATGGCTCAACCATGCGGGTTAAATGATGTCTTTTTTCTAAAAAAAGCGACATAAAAACGCAAAAGCGACATTAATTCCCGTATTTTTCGACCATATATCGTTGCATTTGCCACCAAAATTCCACGTCTCTTAAGTCCGTGTCACTTTTTGATGTCGAAAATATATTTCCATGTCCTTTTTTTGTAAACTTTCTGTCCATCCAAATATCTAAAATTCTATTAATTTCTTCCTCAGAATCGTAGATACCATCCTCTAACAACCCTAAATTCTCAAGCATCACCCAAAACCAACGCTCAATTCTATCCCTATCAGGGTCGTCAGACATAATTTCAGTCTCTATTCTGCGACTAAAAGCAAGTAAAACCTCTAAAACAGATGCAGTATCTCCGACGTCACCTCTATCAAAGTACTCTCGACGAAGATCTATAGCATCAAACACCCTGTTTTCGTCCATGGGATGTATATATCTAAACTCAACTTGGTATAAATGCCTTAGAAGTCCTCTATACTTTCTATATCTTTGGGAGGAAAGACGCGCCATAGAGCATAAATACTCAAAATAGTTAGTATCAGCTTTCATTTTCCTCCTTTCTTGCAAATAGATAGCAACACTAAAGAGTCCATGTAGTTTATACGCTACATAAACCCTTATAAAAGTTGTTATCTATGCATATATGTTTATTTCCCTTCATTTTTCTTTTAAATACACGAGTTAATTACCCATATAAACAACTGTTAACACGAGTTCATTCACCAGTGTACTCACTAAATATTTTCTGAATCTCGAAATCAGATGATAGAATGTCGTTTCTTACATACATAACTTCTTCTTCATCCTGATCAAACCCAGTCTCAGCTATAAGATTACCAATAAGTGTTCTCACATTACCTTCAATTTCATTATCTTCGTTAACAACAATATCGTCAGGAAGGTAATATAATAAGGAAATCTTATCGTAGTTATCGCATGTAAGGTCGTAGTCCCCTTTATCTATTAAATAAGGAGGCTTACCATCTTCTTTTGCTTTCTTATGCTTACCGTTAAGCTCATGATCTTCGTAATTAAGTGTTTCGTCCTTATCTTCCTCATCGGTATAAGGCTCATCATCTTCTGGACCTTCGAGCTCAGCCGGATCAGTATCCTCATCAATTTCGTCGTGAGGATCTCTAGTCACCTCTTTAAGATCAAGCTCTTCGTTTGACTTACTTCCTACAAAATACTTTGTATAATCCGTAAGAGGTGGTTTATTGTTAAGTTGCCTTGCTATAGATGATTTATGCTCATCAAGGTGAACCTTTTCGTCTATTGTCTCTGGGCCCTCAAGCTCACCATCCATAGATGATCTAAATTCCTCAATCTCGGCAAGACGGTTATTATATGCATCTCTTACAGACTCTACTTCGAGGTCTGCTTTAAGTTCAAATATCTTTTTTACAGCAAAGAACGTAGATACTGACCCCACTGCAGTTCCTGTAAGAAATATAAGTACATTCTTAAAAGACTGGTTCATGTTTTTATACCAAATCCTTTCCGTTTTCTTTCCTCATCCTTATAAGAAAATCCGCTTTATGCTCTTCCCAAGCTCTTGCACACGAAGGACAAAGATCTCCAACTTCTGATGGAATAGTCCATGATGGTACGTTTTCGCTATTAGCTACGCACTCATGTTTTCCACATACATCACATGTCTGTCTTACTACTGTGTCAATCATTTGTAGATGTCTCCTTACTATGTTTTTTAATTGTTAAACCAGTGATCTCCGACCTTAAAAGGTTTTCCAGATCCACTAACATTCTTGGAATTGTTGAAATATAATATGTCTTCGTTAGTTTGGTTATCCCACTCAAGACTTACTGCTTCGTAGTCAGTATCTTCCATGTTGTATGCGGCATCATCAAAAGCACCATTTTTTACAACAGAGAACTGACCATCTTGAAATATAACTTCCTCTACTGTGTTAGGGAAATCTTCAGATTTAACGCGGTTTATTACCACGCAAGCTACTAGTCTTTTTCCATAAAGTGATTGGTTACCAGCTTCCGCATGAACAAGCTGAGCAAGGAGCTCCATTTCCCCAAGTCTTATTTCCTCGGCTATATCTTCTTCAGTATAAAACCAGGGTCTGTTGTATTCGCCCTGCTCAACTATTTGTTCTGCATAAGCTTCTATATCTAAATTTAGGCATAATAAAAGAGCCGCAGTTAAGCCTGCGACCCCCTTTAAAAACTTTTTCATCAATTTCCTCCAATATTGTTAGCATGGATGTTTAAGTATCATCAGATAGGTGCTACTTCACTGTTAACTCTAGGAAGATCTGTTAAGATGTCGTCTTTGATGTTTACAAAGTTAAGAAGAACATTTCTGTTATAGCCATTCATAAGGTCTCTAACAGGTTGAGAAAGATCATTATCGCTTGCAGTAAATCCGTCGATAAAGAACTGTGTGTTCTCCTTGTTGTCAAAGTCATAAATCCAACCAGCTGTCTGTCCAGCCTGAGAAATCGGGAAACCAAGTGCTTTATAAACATCATTAAGGAATAGATAGCCGTCACGAATAAGATTATTCTGAAGGTAATTAATCTGAGACTTTATAAAGAAATAGTTGGAGTATCCATCTTTTTCCCAGTTCTTGTTAGCCTCATCAAAGAATCTTGAATAAATAGATGTCTTTGTAGGAACCTGAACCTTCTCTTTCTTCTTTTTGGTCTTTCCAGTCTCAGGGTCAGTAATCTCTTTTTCAACCACTTCTTCAACGGTATCATAGAGAAAGTGGTTATCCATTTCTTTTCCAAGGTCACGGACAACCCTTCCTCTATACTCGTCAAATGCTGTTCTTACTGTTGCGAGAGTCGCTGCAAGTGCCACGTTTCTCTTCCTCATAATGCCGTGAGAAGCGAGGATACATGTAAGTGATACAGCACCAAATATAATTGCAGGAGCGTAGATCTTAGCAAATGATGCACCTGTCTGTACATAAGTCTTTACAGTATCAATCTGAGCATCCTTAGCAGAATACTCTTCCACTGTTGCTACTTCTGTAGCTTCGTGAATTTGATCCATTTTCTCTTTGTGAGCGTCAATTACTTCTCCAGCTTTAAGCGTCCCCTTAGCTGCAAAGAAGATTGTAGCAGCGCCACTAATAATGCCTGCTGCCAGAAGTAATTCTGGAGAATGCTTAATGGTTGAAAGCTTTACTTTACCGATTCCCCTAGTCACTTTGTTAGTTAATTCGGACATTTCTTATGTCTCCTTTCAAAAATCATATATTCCCGACATCGGGTTAATTCTTCTTTTAACGTTTTTATCTTTATAATGCGTACATTCATCTGGCATACAACCTCTTGACTTACCTGCTATACATAAATAGTCGCAGAATCTATCACATGCCAGCTTAAATGTGGAATTTGATTTTTTTAAATAACCAGAAGAGTGAACAAACTTCACATAAGGACATTTGTGCTTAACACAAACATTCTTTGTTATTTTTGCTATTTCTTCTGGCGAATAATCACTAAATTTATCGTGATGTGGTAATTGTGTTTTGCCCATATGACCTCCCTCAAAAGTCACTTAGTCAAGATAGATAGGCCGTGCAAAGTCTAAGATATAACCTCTACCTGATCTTTTATAAGAGAAGTCTCTGCAATCAGTCCAACCCCATCTATTATCAGTAAACTTAGATGTTACCCCAACAAGCTGACAAAGGTCCGCCACAGACGCTTCGCCGTAGCGCTTAACGAGTTCTTCCATCGAAGATATAACTTCCTCTGCTTCGCCTCGTGAGTCAAGCAGTATATTAGAGAAATCGTAGTTAGAAGAAGAACCACCACGATCCACTCTAGAACGGCCACCCACAGAGCGATCAGAGTCATAATAGCTCGAATAAGATACATAACTGCCACCTCTACTTCCGCTGCTCTTTCTACCCCTAGTAGAACCAAAGAGCATCATCTCAATTCCGCCAATAACCACATCTGCTACTGCATTCTTAATACCCGGGATAAGTACATCCCACAAAATATAATTCTTTACGTTCCTTGTATCCTCAGAAAGAAAGGCCTCAGCAGCTTTCTCGCCGAGACCCTTTTCTTTAATTCTTCCATGAGCTACAGGACGTATTTCCTTTTTCTGCTCATCAGCCATCTTTCTTCTCCTCTCCGTTATATGCATCAATTGCATCTTCTACAGCATTAACAGCAAAATCTGCTGCCTTTTTACCAATTAAATATCCAACAGAAAGGCCAGCTATGTTATTACCAAGTCTATGAATAGTTTGGCTTGATCTTGTTGGTGCATAAAATCCAAGAAAATCATTAACTGCAACCATAGAACTTACTGTGATAACAGCCTTTGCTATGATCTTGATAAATCCCTTATTTTTCATAAGATGCCTCCTTTACTCTTCATAATGCGCGTCAGTAATATCAACACCTTTTCTCATACCACCAAAGTAACTAGCAGTGATAATAGCTATTGTGCAAATCCCCTGAACAAGGAGTCCACCGTAGATAATAGCTCTGTTAAACTTCTCGTCGTTCGCGAGTTTCTCATTGTACTTGTTAATTAGATTACCCATTAAAATAGTCTCCTTTCAAAAAATATAAGAGCGCATGTAAACGCTCTCATATTTGGTTTCAATATTCAGTTTTCATTAAGTGTCTCTAAATGAGTCTCACTCTTCAACAGGTGCTTCTGTCTCTACCTCATCAACCTCTGTTTCAAAGTCTTCAACGTCATCAAAGTCCTCATCATCTTCGTTGCCACGAACCTTAGAGATAACCACCAAAGCTGTTCCAGCTATTGCTGCTGCGGCTGCTACGCCACCTGCAATAAACTTAACAGGCTTCGGAACCTTATTTCCAAAATCCTTAACTCTCTCGATAATGTTCTTCTTTTCTGTCATTTCATTATCCTCCATACCTTCGATCTCATTAACAGTTTCAACATTAACATTCTGATTTTTGTGCTTTTTGCTCATATTCGATTCCCTCCTATAGAAATCCAAATTTGTTTATTCCTATAAGAGGATGTGTAATTTTTGCGAGGTTAATTAATATCTCTTGTCGCTGACGCTGCAAGCATTACTCCTCTAGCACATTGAGGGCAGATTACATACCTTCCGGTATATACAGATGGTATGCCAAATATAATCTCCTCATCTCTTGTATGGTTTATATCCTCTTCCTCATAAGAAAACTCGCATCCGCACTCATCACATGTTGTGACAGCCTTTGTCCCCCGCTTAATAATTTTAATCATTGTCATCCTCCCAGAAAATTTATTAATCTTCTTATTATTCTCATTGGCCAGGTTACTATAGTAAACAAGGCATCCGTGACAAAATAGCATTCAAGTCTTGTTGATATGTAGGATTAGCTTTAATTGTATTTGTTATATCAAGCCAATAGATAAATCCAATGGTTAGATACCATAAAAGAAATATAATAACCCCCATAATATTAGTCTCCTATTGACTGAATCTTATTTGCTACTGTTTCGTAGATACTGGTCATAGACTCGATCTGTTCTGTGTACTTATCTGAAAGATCATCAATATCGTTCTTGAGTTTCTGAACGCAAGCATCCCTAGCTTCAATCTTCACTTGGCGCTTGATTTCCTGAATATCAATGTCGTCAATCTTTTTTTTAAGAGTCTTAGCAACATCAGCCTTCTGGAGTTTAAACTCATCTTCTACAACATTCTCGATTTCGGTTGCATACTTTTTAACTACATCTTTTCTAGCATCAGCCATTGCACGCTCAACCTGATACTTAGCTTCTTCTCTAACAGCTTTTTCAACCTGCCTATTTACAAGCTCTGTAGGAATCTCGATCTCTACATCAGATGTAAGCTCTTTAACCGATTTATCAAGTTTAGATGCCACAGTCTTAAGCTTTGACGATACATCAATTGCGTAGATGATAGTTCCAAGGAATCCTAATATAATTCCGCCTGCCAAGATATCACTTTTTGTAATTTGGTTATTACTCATATTTTGTCTCCTTTACTCATCAAATATATTTTTAAAATCTGCTATTTCCTTACTTTTATTTTCGTAATAGTAAGGGTCTATACGCCACGATTTCTCGTATCCACACTCTTTAAGTAAGGATTTAACCGTAGATATCATTTTGTACATTTCTACAACTGAAGAGACAGGCACCACTAGGATGCCCGCCTGTTCAAACGATTCAATGCCGTTTTGCTTCAAGAACTTTATCGCTCTTTCCATTACCTATTAAACCTCCCAGAGAAATCTCCGAAACCATACTTAGGCGACACGTCATAATTAAGCACAAGGCAAGGAATATTATCTCTATCACCAAATGTTGCACCAGTGAATGAGAATGATACATTAAGATTTCCATCTTCCATACAGAAGCCTATATCAGAACCAAGCTTAATATCAGCGAGACCAAGCATTCCATAGAAATCATTTAATGATACATAATACTCATCTCTAAGCTGTTCATTAAGATCATTTACGCATTTTCTGATAAATTCAGGGTCTGAGTAGAAATATCTTCCAGAATAGTCGTCAAGACAAAGTACATTTCCGTGTCCTGTGTGGAATACTGATCCTTCCGTAGGAGGATTGTTTTTAACTTTATCCTCCGCTATTGCGTCGGTTACTGCAGTTGCCTTCTTATCGCCAAGAAGTTCCTTAGCCTTATCTTGATAATCAATAAGTTTCTTCTCTGTAAGGTTATACGCTGCAGTTATAGCCGCAAGCTGTTTTGTTGCTGACTTATAACCTGATACCGCGGACCAGATAGTTGCTGCTCCAATTGCAACAGGAGGGATAACTACCGGTGCCATCTTCTTAACAGTATCAATAGTTACTTCTTTCTTAGCCTCCATAAACTGCTCTTCGTTTAAATCGCTATCTTCCTCTAGTTCCTCGACTCTTCTCTTCTGCTCTTTTAAAATTTCGTTTGCTTTAATGCCAGCATTTGCTGCTGTAATACCTGTAAGTATTACTCCTGTGATAGTGAGACCAAGTTTGATCTCCTTCTGATGCTTCTCCGAAAAGCTCGAAATGAATTCAATCGCCTTTCCGATTTTTCCAGTTCCTTTCATTAATTTGTCTCCTTTCAAATATAATTTGCTTTGCAAAACAAAAAATAAAGAGACCATGTGTCTTGTAGGGAGTCGAACCCTAGATAACCGCTAAAAGCGGCATCGTACCAAACTCAAGAACACAGTGGTTCTCTATGATAGGGTATGTTTTTTTCGCGACCCTAAAATAAAGAGCCTAAGATATGCTCCTAGACTCTCTAAGTGTTTGGATATATAATGCTAATTAGTAGTTTGGATTTAAGACTCTAATTACGTCTACAAAATTTATGTTTAGCTTTTTTGCGATCTCATAGTCCTTTAAGCCATTCATATATTCTCTACGTATTTGGAGTCTTATATCTTTGTGTACTTTTCCCATAGCACTATCCTCCTTTCCTACTATAGGAAGTGTTTAAATTGCGTAAAAAATAGAGACCATGGATTATTCATCCACAGCCCCTAAGTTAGGAGGAGAACCTTTATCTAAAGTTTCGTTTATTATCAAATGCTTTCGAGGTAATAACGTCCTCTTCTTCGAAGTGCATTACATCCTTATTTGTCTTCCTCTGCATCAGAATTCCGAAAAGCGTAACTCCGGCTGTCAGAGCGCCTATTGCAACCTGTGCAATGTTAGTAAGAATCTGACCTTTCTTAGTCTTTACGTCAGCTTCCGCCTTCATATGCTCAGCTTTTGCTTTAAGCATGTCTGATATAGCCTTTGCTTGCCTTTCATAATCCTCTGATCCAGGATCAAGATTTTCAAGGTTTGTAAGTGCATTCTCATATACTTCATCAAATAACTCTTTTTCATTATCCATAAATATAATTCTCCTTTCAAATATTCTCGTCTCCTACTATAAAGCGTGTAAAAACTGCGAATTAAAAATATCTTTCCTCATTAGCTAGCCATATGTCTACATCCACACCTAAAGGTAAGATAACAGTCTCATTACGAGGGGCTTCGTATGAGATGGCCTCAAGAACCTTTTTGCAAGTATCAGTGTCCTGATATGTACCAAGATTAACTTTTAGACCCTCACCATTTAAGCCAGGTTTAAGAACTGCTTTGATGGTGTTAGTCTTAGATTCAATATAAATATAACTGCAAATATTAGCATTTACTGACAGTTTTCCTGTCTGATCCATTATCCAAGCCATTTAATTACCCTCCTTTTTCTTAGACTCATCTTTTTCACACCTCTCGCAGAAATCAGATTTGACCTGATTGTAGGTTTCGAGACTAATCTCTTCAAATCTAGCACTAGATGCCCCAACAGGATTAATCTTAAAGAACTTCTTAGCCTGAAGCATATTTCCGTCTTCTTTCTCTTCCCTGAAATATAATATTCCTACTGTATCGGGGTAGTTTTTATCAAATCCAGGGAAATTCTCTATAAAGCAGGTAAGATGTTCAGGTACATAAGGCATTGATATTGGCTTAATCCCATCCAGTATCATATTTGCCAATGAGAGAAATCTTTTTTTATTTTCATCTTCATCATCAGATTTAGTTAGGATTTTATCGATGTCTTTGATTGCCTGCACCCTAGCAACATCAGAAAAAGTAATAGTTTGATTTGCTATATCAACTATTCTATAAAGAGACTTATGAACTTTATTATTAAATATAATTACAGACTGCTTTTTTCCTCCTCTTTTAGGCGGATTGACACATTCCCAGTCTTTTTCAAAGTCATAGATGGGCTTTAAATCTTCATTCATTCTCACTTCCTCCTAGATGCAATATTTCCCGCGATATTAAAAAGAGCTGCGACTGCAAAGCAGCCCAGCGTCTCATGAATGTCTTTCCCTGCAAATATGCCCATAAATCCGATGATAACAAATAACGCTTCAAGTAAGTAGCTCATACCTTAACCTCCTCTAAACATCCAAGTAGTCTGTTAGTATCCCTTCTTTTTTTGTATTCAGATTTAAAGAAACACTTAAGTACCTGAGCCTTGTATGCCTTTAAGATATTGTCAACTATCTCCTCAACAGATACGCCCTTATAAATCTTCTCGTCAACATCCTTTATAAGTGCCTGATGAGTGAAATCCTTGAAAGAAATATTAAATGAGATACTATTCTCTGACTCGTAGATAACAAATCTAATACTTCCATTCAGTTCATCATAGAGTCTGTTTCTTATCTTCATCGCAAACTCTCTAAGTTCTTCAAAGTTCATTTTTTTCACCCTCCGTTTCCATCGGATTACCAAGTGGATAATAGCTATCTTCGCATTCACCAGGATCAAATCCGTATTCAATGATGTAGTATTGCTCGCCAGTTTCGGGATCTACTTCATCAGACTTTGTAAAGTCAATATCAATCCACACATAACCATCTTCAGCCAAGATGTCGCAGTCCCATTCACAGTACTTGTATTCTTCCGGGAGCTCTATACCAAGGAAGTTATAGAACATCTCAAGAGGAACATTACCGCCAAGAGCGAAATTGCGGTTAAGATAGTACTTTGCCCCAAAGACAGCAAGCTTTGTTGATCTAAATTTAATTTTTGTAAATGGGTCAAAGAATAAACACTCCTCATCCCCGTCTTTAGGGTCAAACTCTGAATAGCTAACTGCGCCACTAGTAGATATACAAGGTGGATTTGATTCTTTTAAAGTCGCCTGCGCCACCGCCTTATCAATCTCTTTTAAAGGCTCTTCGCCAAACCTCTCTACTATCTGCTTTCTGTATTTCTGAACTAGTGCTCCACCCGAAGCCACAGCAGAAGAAAGTAGAGCAACCTGCTTTGCAGTTAGCCTATTGGATGCAATAAGAGCTGTACATGTAAGAATCGTAGATACCAGAGTTGGTATGTAGCATTTCCACGTAGCCTTAACTACTTCCTTTGCATACTGTGGCTTTGTAGTACACAACACCGTTACTTTAGCATTGTCAGCATAAGGCTCTGGGCTATCGTCATCAGCCATCTTGACCTTTATTTCTCCTGTAAGCACTTTCTCAGCCTTCAGCGTATCTCTCGCCGCCATAATTTCAGACACAAAAATACCGGCGATACCAGATATAAATAGTACCGTCGGCATTGCTTCACGTATTTTGTTTTTATTCATTTTTTTCCTCCACCATACATTTATCAAACAATTCGTATATAGTATCAAATGCTTTGTTAAGCCGTTTCAAATCTTTACATGTAAGTGTTTCCGGATACATCTTACGTCCGCTGTTAGATAGAGCAAGTATTTTGTTATCTACCTTGGCAGCTCGATCAAGTAAATCAATTTTTCTCATATTTACACCTCCTCCGAATGAATCAAACGCCATTCCGGATCGTCAAAATATCTCTCATATTCATTACCCGTCTGAGTAAATACGAGTTTTTTGGAACGTTCATTATAGTAAATGCCTTCCATATCCGTAGCCCAGCATTCCCATCCGCTATCGCTAAGCATTGTAACATCATCAGGAATATTATACACTTTAATAATTTTCGCAAACTCACCTATAGTCATTTTTTATACCTCCTTAGACTTATTCACCTGATATCGCAATTTTTCATACGAATTTAAAATATCGACCTCGTTCTCAAGTTCAGTTTTTTCAGAAACATCGGGACGTTCCATGAAGACACCGCAGTCAGGACAAGATATAATCCATTTTCCTGAACTATAGTACCCTGTAACATTTGGACTGCCACACGCTGCACAGGTGATTTTCGGCATATTACTTACCCTGGTTTCAAACTTTGATAAGTCATTATCCATTATTTTTTCTCCTTTTTCTTACAGTCCTATAAAGATATTTCCACCAATATTTTGTCATTGTTCGTCTGTAACACATATACCGAAGAACATCAAATTCGAACTCAGCATTATAATGCATCATCCTGCAAGACGGTGATATTATTCCTAAACTCCGGTATAATGGGTTAGGCTGGTACTCTTTTGGTATTTCAGGTAACTTTTTTACCATGAACCCCTCATCAAAGTTATTTTTCATAGTTTGAAAAATCATACTTCGTATACCCTGCGTCCTTTCTGATATCCTCTACAGTCTTACCTGTGAGCATTGAATACACTTTAACCGCATCCTCACCAGTAATGACCTTCCTGACGTTTACACTAGGATCGCCAAAATATCCACCGCCAGATGTCGAATATACTACAAGTGCTGCCTCATCTGGATACTTATAGTCAAATGAAATTCTTATATTGTTATCGCTTATTCCCATATTATTTATCCTCCATCTCAATAGTCCACCTATCTATACTTCCAAGTCTGTAGTATTCGATATATCTATCATCATGCCCTAATGTAAGAAGACCTGGACCTATGTCATGAACATCAAATTTATTGACATTTATATAACGATGAGACTCACCCTTCCTTGTGTATATTGTTATTTCCATTATTTATCCTCCTTTTCACTAGCAATCTTCTCAAGGCTATCAGCAATAGACGCCAAGCAGTCTACGACCATAGGTAAATATGATATTATATAATACGCCTGTAGATCATCAGGTCGTACATCTTTAGCGTGATTAATAACACTTTTTGTCACTTCTTCTGCCATTTCTACTCTATTCATCATAACTGTATTATGTTTCCTCACTTTCTACTCCCAGTATCTCTTTTCCAAAGTCCGATAACATATTATCTTTAATCTTAATCGGTGGAATATAATCTAAAACAGACTTTTCCCGATAGAACTGAATTGATTTCTCTTTTAAATTTGGAATGTATCCATCAGCATAAAAAGATTTATTGCCGATTACTATTTGTATCATTTCTTATCCTCACTTTCTGCTTTGTATTTGTCGATAATCTGCAAACACTTCATAATCGCTTTATAATATCCTGCGCTTGGTGGATAACCTAGTTTTTCTAATTCTATCTTTGCTCTTATCTTGTCAAGCACCCTTTCTCTTCCGCACTCTCGACACCTGTCAGCAAATTCGGTAACTGTTTCAGTCTTAGTATTCTCCTTTATCAACTCTATAGAAGTTAATTCGTCACAAGTTTTTCTAGCTATGGATTCATCACTAAACCATTGGACATGCTTTCCATTACAAGATAATTGCCATGCAAATGCTAAATTACCATCATTTGTACCTTTGCTTACTGTATATTTTTTAGTCATTCTGTTCTACCTCCGAAAATTTCCCAAACAGTGCTAAATAATTAGTTACCGTGATAAGAGGTACGTAGATAGTATCACTTTTCTTATCTAATACGGCCGGTGCGCCAGCTTGTCCACTAGCGCACATGCCAAGCATCATGTTAATATAACCATAGTCCGGCTGAAGCATATTAAGTTCTAAATCTATTTCTTTAAATCGATCACTCATTTTGTAAGCTCCTTAGTAATCTTCTGCAAATCTTCTAATATCTGCATCTGTACATTTCCGAGTTTATGCATCGTGATGATAATCTCATCAAGCTTATCTATAAGAAGAAGTCCTGCCTCGTTAGATTTACCATCAGGATTATACTTAATAGTAGCCTTAGGCTTTTCTTCTTTTACTTCAGGTATGGGCTCAGGAATAATAAGGTCTACCTTATAAAGTGCTTTAAGTGCAAGAGCATCCACCTTAGCCATTGTGCCTCTCTGCATACAGTTGAAAAACCAAGTATTAGATCTACCGATTGTCTGTGCAAATTCCTGCTGAGTCTTAAACTTTTTGCACAGCTTAGCAAGCTTAGACTTATCAATATAAACTCCTGTAGTTGCTCCTTTTACCTTCTTATCCATTGTGATTGCAGGTCCTGTTACTTTACTCATAATTTTTGTCTCCTTTTCGTTTTCAATATTTGCAATTATTCATCTCTACTGCCTATTCTCGTGCAGCAGCTACTACCAACATATGATGTATAGTCCTCATCATAAAACGGGCATTCACTTTCCATACACGGTGGGAATGTCTCCTTTTGTGATACACATACCGGAGGATGATTACCCATTTCAGCAAATTTAAATTCAATATCTACTCTAAACGGACAAATCATTTAGTATCCTCCTCGTACTTTACAGGCTTTCCATAGGTGTTTACAGATTGTGAAAGGCACTCCCAACAAGGATCAAACTCCTCAGGAAGTGCCTTATGTTTACATGTCTCACAATAGTCCCCAAACTTAACTATTTTCTCAAAGTCAATCATTCTTTATCCTCCTTAATACCCATTAGCACATTCCATTCTTCTTTATGTTCAGCTTTAAAACAAGTAAGAGCTCGGATAAGTAATTGCTTAGGGATTCGTATTTCCTCTTCTGGAGTATAAAGTTCGTCATTACAGTACTTTACAAGCTTTTCAAATATAAATTCGTCTTCATACTCCTGAAAAATCGTCATCTTCTTTTTTATATCTGTAATATAAAACTCAATTGAATCTGGCACCTCTAAATCACAATCGATTGGAGGAAATGCACGTTTTAACACCTCTTTATCAACCATTATTAATCACCTCTCCTTATAATTTCCTTTGCATCCTACGTTTCTTTTTGTAAGTTTACATGTCATGATCTTTTTCTTAAGTATAGGGGAAAATATCATCACATAGTTCTTACACATATCACATTTACTCGCCATCTTTCTTCTCCTTATTTAGCTGATCTTTAAGCTTCTCAATTTCCTTACAGTTGTGCAGCGTAAGTATGCTATTAGCAATAAATGCTATAAATACTGTCCAAAAAGCTGTCTGCGCACTAAACATTTACTTATTCTCCTTTTCTAATTTCTTAATCAAGTCTTTAATTTCATCACATCTTCCAATGTCGATACATCTCTTACATGGAAGACACTGAGCCCTGCATAATATCATTCCTGCAGCGTCTTGCCTCCAGTCGCAAGAGTTGATCGTATTTTTATCATCGCTTCAAACTCTAATTCGTTCATGACTCTCCTTTCATTGAAAGTAAATATTCAAACATATCAATTTGGTGGTATTCATCAGTTTGAGGCATAAAAATAGCACCGGAGTCTTTAACCTTATTCTCCAGTGCTTCCTTGTTCTTTATATTTCTATATACTGCCGCTACTTGCTGAGGTTTCATCTTAAATACCCTTTCGCGCCATCTCATGCCCGGATATTTTTCTAAGATGAATAACCGCATATCGTTAATTGTTGGTTTGCTCATCTCTCCTCCTATCATTAAGAAGTTCACAGACCTGGCTATGTAACTTATCAAGCTCGGCAGGGTCTTCCTCTCCTTTTATCAGTTTGATTATGTCATTTGGTGTTTCTAATACCGTAAAAGATTTAGGATAGGTAGTGGCTATAACAGTATATCGACCAACTAAACTAGAAGAGTCATCACTAACCTTAGTATAAAAATCATCTATGTGGTCTGGGTTAATGTATATAAATCTTCCTGTAAAAGCATCATGTAATTTAATTATTTTCATCTAGTTTCCTCCTTATCTCATTAAAAATCTCTGAACGTGAACACGGCAACCCAAGCTCTTTCTTAAACCAATCTTCCATATATTCTATTGGTAGTTCACCAGAAGCAACTAATTCGTTACATCGTTTGGTCAACAATTCTAAGAACACCTTATTCTCAACACTTATTGATTTAAAATCAACATCTTTAGCATCGAAATCTATAAGTCGCTCACCTTCTGTATCTTGTTTATCTGTTAGCATTTCGCTTATAGCAATCATTGATTCTACGGAATTTCCATAAGCCGCCCAGTGCTTTTCTATTCCTATTATTTCCTCTAACACTTCAATGGCTTTTATAGCCTCGTCAATATCTGCCCCATAACTGCCATTGTGGAATGATTTAAGCTTTTTGAGGCGATCTGTTATGGTTGTATTATTTCTTATCTTTTCTTCTAATCCCATACGGTATAACCTCCCTTAATATTTACACTTACTAATCTTTTTCAATTCCTTCCTGATTGCACAGATATCCTGGTTATAGCGTTGCTTTTCTTTAGGATTGTCTGTGTTCTCCTTTCATTTATCCATTAGTTTCAAAAAATATAAGAGAAGCATTTCTACTCCTCTCATTATCGTGTATGTATTTTTTGCGAATTACATACAAAAAGAGCTCAAGGCTGTGAAACCATGAGCTCCTGAAATATTAAGCCTCGACTAATTTGTTGTCATTCAGAATATAAGGTCTATCCGACAATAACTCTTCAGGCTTTATCGTTGTGTTATTTATTTCTTGAATGATATTAGTCATAACTTCAATATCTCCATACTCGTGAGGTACTATTATCCACTCATGAATTGATGATGGTAACAGCAAGAAGTCCTTACCCACTTTACGTTCTATTTTCTCTTGGATTCCTTCATACAAAACAGCTCCTGCTCCGTAGATACTATCGCTGTTAGTAAGAACAAATAAATCCGACTCATGTTCTAGCATGGGAATAAACTCACCAATATTCTTTATCACTGCAGGCATTGTCTTTTTCATATTATTGCTTGCCACGGAATTTAATTCGTCTACCCCAATTCCCAATTGTTTTAGATGTATTTCATTAAGAGAGATACATGCGTTTTTTATTATGTCCGACACATCAAGTTTAAAATGCTTCTCTAATGTGTTGCATACAGGAACCCTTACAATACTTCGCCTCTTTGAATTAAGCTCTCGATTAACCAAAACATAAATACTTCGTTTCAAGAATTCATCTTTATTACATACAACGTCTCGAATGATATCTGCATCTAGACTATCGGTTGCGTGTTTCTTGATGAATTCCGCAAACTCTTCCGGTTCGATTTCTTCATTATCGCCAACGTTAAATACCGGAGATACGTTGGTATCATTCTTTATAGTAAGAGAGATACATGCAGAGTTATTTTTAGTGTCAGGTGTCAATATTACTTCATAACCATCCTGCTCTAAAATATCTTTAACAATACTTGCATACACGGTTTTATTCATTGTTTAGACTCCTTTCTGCTGAGTTATTCAGCGTAGAATTTGAGTCTCCCACCATCAATATGCCTTTCTTCAGTATTGCCCTCCTGATCAGTCCTTTGATCTGATATCCCGTCAAGTTCTAAAACCATAACTTTTCCGGTAGCGGTTATAAGTATAGTAGTAAGAACGGTTACTAGAACCAGCGTAGATACTATGAATATCTCGTCTCCATGATCTAGTATTACTCTTTTTGTCTTCTCTCTCATTTGATAACTCCTTTCTATGTTTTGGTTAATATAACATCCTTACATCCCATTGGAATCACCCGCCTTTCTTATGGTGCAAAAAGAAAGAGCCTGTGCGGCTCAGTCTTTGTGTTTCTTTGCTTCTGAGTAACCAATTGCTATTCCTGCTATAATAAGTGGCAAGAATATGATCATAAGAACTCCGACAACCGGACCAATAATTGAAAGCGCTATTCCGATAATTACAAGTAATATCGGGATAATAGCTATTCCTATTGCCCAACAAATTGTCTTTAAAATTGCTTTAATCATTTTTTCTATCCTCCTATAAATGTGCATAATATTTAGTTCCTCTATAATAGAGTTTGTAAATTATGCGAAAAAGCTATAGGAGATGTAACCCCTATAACCTTACTTTCTGTTACTTCTTATCGCCCCCGGCAATTAAAAATGTGCCAATAGCAATAAGTAAAATTCCAGCTAGTATTGTCATTTAAGCTTTACCTCCTTATAGTTTTTATTCAAGTTTGTACATTCGCTGTCCATCCTTTCTACTATAAGAAATGTAAAAAATGCGAAAAAAGAAAGAGCTGATGTTACTCAGCCCCTTCCTTAAGCTCTACTATGTTCATAGTTACATATAAAATTATTAAACTCATCAGTACATACATCATAAGTTCATCCTCTTATAAATATAGATTCTCCTATAAGAGGATGTGTAATTTTTGCGAAGATTACCCAAATACAGCAAAAGCAATAAATATAATAGCTACAATTGCTGCAAAAACAATCCATAAAACATTCTCAGTATTTTTCTTTACCGTATCCTGCTTTACCTGTTCAATAGCAATCTCTTTATTTGTATCGAGTTTATGCTTTTCAAGTTCCACCCTTTTGTCAAAGTGTGTATCTTCTTTAAAAACCTGAGTTCCGCAATGAGAGCAGAACGCATACTCCTGACCCTCTGTATCAAAATATACCTGTCCACCACAGCTAGGGCACTTCATTTCCTGGATTGTGTTATTCATTATCTTTTTCCTCCTCATCTTCTCTCTCAAGATATTCAGAAAGCTTTTCAGTAGCTATCTTTTTATCTTCTTTTGTCTTTTTTACATGTTTAATTATTATAGGCGCAAAAAGAGCAGTCAACGTTGTTAATAACCCTATGAGCAATCCTTCTTTTTGACCATCTTTATGAACCTTATCAATATAATTACCCGGCCCACCGGCTTCTTTTGCGTCATGTGTCAAGTTAGCATAATCCCAATCTTTACCCATATAACTATCCTCCTAAGAAATGATAGTTATATGATACGCCTATTTGCGAAAAATAAGAAGAGCTGTTAACCCTTCTTAAATATGTGGTATAGATAATAAATCGACATTCCAATATCAACCATTACAACTATCGGCCAGGCAATTATATGAAATATAATACTTTTCCATGAATATATAGCAAACTCGGCTATATCTTGATTTCTATTGTCTACCGCGCCATTAGTTACGGTATCGAACTCATCGTATCCGAGTTTTTACATATTCTGGTTTTGCTATTATTTGCAAAATTAATCGCCTCCCAATACCAATAATTAAATAAAATAATATAATATTCATTCTTATCTACCTCCTTCTATAATAAGAGGTGTAAACTTTGCGAAAATATAGAGCCTACGTTTCCGTAAGCTCATATACTTTATAACATCTTCATATCACGTAAAATTTCACCTTTATTTCTTCCTGCTTTGTACTCATTTTCAAGATTCAGTTTCTGAGTATTAGATAGGGGTCTCTTTGTGTAATAATGTGTGCCAGTTCTTGGATCGTAGATATCACACTCATTATAACGCGTCTCCTGATTCTGAGAATGTGCTCTGATAGCTGAATTAACTACCCTAAGCACTCCCGGAACCGCAAGACATGCTATAGTAAATGTCTCCATCGGATGATCCTTAACTGTGCGCTTTATATTATATACGCAAGTGTCAACCTTTCCTTTTGCTTTACTCGTGAAATCATGAACCTTCTGTTTAAAAGTTCTGTTATCTACAGTTTCCATAAATGTTCTCCTTTCATCGTAGATACTATGTTTTCTATAATCACCTGTGTAATATATGCGAAAAGAAAAGAGCGCATGAAACGCTCAATTCTTAGTTAAAATCATAACGCCATACTCGTTAAGTAATAACCTTTTAAGTCTGTACTGCTTAGCAAGCAAATCGATTGTTGATACGCATAAGGCCGTTACTCTATCTACATCTTCAATATTTACTTTTTCACCCTCGTGTTTATCAAAAAACTCTTTTGCATTGCCAAGATAGTTATCAATTTCCTCAATAAGTTTTATTAACTCTTCTTTACTAGGCATAACGATTTCCTCCTTTTCTACTATAAGCGTTGTATTATTTGCGAAAAAATAAGAACCCAGGATTAAATCCCGAGCTCTTTGTATTCGTTATAAGCCTCATAGATTTGAGCCTCATTTACCTGCGGCATCCACTCTATATAAGCATCGTAGATATCTGCATTCTTCCGAACTCTCATAGCATTTCTTCTCCTCTCCTTAATATCACGATCAAGATCATCATGAGCAAACTCAATAACTTTTTCTCTATAGTTATCAACATGCTCTACAACAGTCTTGTTCGCCATATTAAGTGCGAATTGTTGTTTTGCTAAAAATACGCTCGGCATCATACATAATGCTGCCCCCGCCAATATAGTTGGTGCACATCTTCTAGATAATTCAATAATTTTCTCAATATCTTTCATAGTCTCATACCTCCTATAAGAGGATATGTAAATATTGCGAAGAAAAAGACCCTGCATTTCTGCAGAGCCTTCGCCTTCGTAGATACTAACCCTTATAAATTCTTCTGAATCGCCGATGCAAACAGCATAACATCGTCATTATCATATGCACTATCCGTATGATAGTTCGTACCCTTAAATATAATTCTGGCGGAATAAGTAGAATCACCACAGTTACAATCAAGATTTATTACATTACCGTCGATATTATACCCTTTAATCGTGCTAAAACCGCCTTCAAATGCTTTTTTACATGCCATGTCTAACATCAT